ACAGGGGAAAAATTAGCGTGCCAGGTTCTTAGAAAAGATTTTTTTCTTTTTCGTTGACAAGGCGCGAAAAACTCTCTCGCATGTTCTTAGGTGTGGAGCTTAGGGAAGATACCTAGGCCAAGGCCCTTGGGGTAGGTAAACCTCCTAGGAGCCTCACCTATCCCCCTAGGGAAACCCCCTAGAGCAAGTCGCGCTCATCCCTAGTCCATCGCTGTAGCCACTGCTCGTCTGTTTCCTGCGCTTGGATAGCTTCTTCTCGTAGGGCATCCAAGTGTTCGTTGTATTCGCTGGCTAGGGCGTGCATCTCTTCGGCAGTAGGTGTGAATTGCATGGTGTGTGTGTGTGTGGTTAGCGATTGGCGGCAAGCTTGGCAAGCGTGGCAGAGTTAAGGGGCGCAACGCCTACACGCTCAGGGCATCCAAGAGAAACCCAAGTCTCTACATCTTGCGCCGTCATTGTTGCGTAGGGCGAGAAGTCGCACTCGACTTCTTTGCCGTTGGCAAGGGTGACAAAGTGATAAAGGCGGTTGCCTTCTTCTGTGCGGTCTATTTCAGTTCTGTATTGCATGGTAGTGGTATAGTAAAGAGATTGAAGGTGAGCGCAAGAGTTATTTTGTCCAATCGCTTGCGATGTTGTAGATGTAGCTTTTGCTCTTGCTTGTGTGTGTGTTAACGATTTTGCCATCGAGCACAAGATTCAAAGTCCAGTATTCGTGACGAGTGTTGGCAAGGCGATGGCCGATGACTACTGTTTTCGTTTGTTTTTCCATAGGGATATAGTAGAGAGATGAGAGAGAAACGCAAGAATTATTTTGTGATTTTAGGGAGCCACTTGTGAACGTAGGCAAGCCATGCCTCACGGCTTGGGAAGAAGCGCACGGGCCAAAGTTTTTCGGCCATTTCAAGAAGGGGGGCAGGGATCGTTTCCATGTTGAGAGTATAGGGGAAAAGGTTAAACGTGCAAGGGTTTTTTTTCGTTAAAATGCAGCTTCGACTTCTGCCAAGGCTTCTGCCACTTCGCGCAAGCGGTAAGCGACGAAGTCACGCGCCCCATCTTGCAAGGGTTGCGCCATGAGGGTTTCCAAGTTTTCCTTCTTGGCGGTCAGCAGCATCTTGCATTCGATGAGAGTGGAGAGAGAGATTTTGTTTTCCATAGTGAGAGTATAGGGGAAAAGGTTAAACGTGCAAGCGATTTTGTTTTATTTCGCCATCTTTTTCAGGATGGCGGAAAAGGCAGCGTATTCGTTGCGATAGTATTCTTCGCTATCGTAACCTTTTTCTTCTGCCCATTGAGCAGCACCGTCCAGTTCTTCCATCTTGGATTCGATGGCTTGGCGAACTTTGACCCACTCAAGAACGGTGAGCGTTTGGGCTTCAGTGGCGGAGAGATTGATTTTGTTTTCCATGTTGAGAGGATACATGATTCCACAGCCTTTGCAAGCGTAGCGTGCGTTTTTTTTTCGTTTTTTTAGCGGGGTATTTTTTAGCGTGCCAAGTTTGGAAAAAAGATTTTTTATTTTTCGCTTGACAGGGTTGACCCTACCCCATTTCCAGGAAAGTTTGGGTGCCAAGGTTTGCCAGGACCCAGGGGGGTGGGTTTTTTCAATCTATCCTTCAATTTTCATCAACCCACTATGGTTTGTATATTCCTCTAGTGTTTCTATTAGTGTTTCTTCTTCTCTTACTCATCTCTACCCTGCCCCCACCCCATTATCAAAAAACTCGGACCCAAGAGAGAAAAACCTCTCTATTAAAACTAGAAAAAAAATCAACCCAGCTTTTCAAAAAACCCTTTTTCAGAAGAGTAGAAGAATTTCTTGAATCCAGTTTGGCGCAAAACTCTCTCACAGTTGGGGCAAGGCTTTGCCAAAGCGAGTTTGTTGTTGCCATCTATGCGCACATTCACAAAAGAGAGGCGGCTCAAGTCTTCCTCGCCCAATTTTAAAATGGCGCTAATCTCCGAGTGCAAGCAAGGCTGGTATTTTTCAGGGTTGGTTTTGTAACCAATGTATTTTCCCACTTTGTGATATGGATGATGCTTGCGATAGTCATTGTAGCCAATGCTAACCAAGCGTTTCTTGTCAAAAATAAAAGTGGCATGAAAGCTGCGGCCATTTTGTTTTTTGGGCTTTAGCCCTTTGGTTATTTCCACGCATTTTTCTAAAGTTTTCTTCATTGGTGTAAATTAACATAATACAAGAAAAGGTCAATGTCAAAATTCATTAAATACACTAATGTTCCTGTTTTCGCGAATTTTAGCACCGCAAACCAAGCTCCGCTAACAGGAGGCGCTGGTGCTGATTTGATGGCGGCAAACGAAGTGAGCATAAATTTTGACACATCCCTAGAGCCGCGAAAATACTTGGGCAAAACTCCCATCAGCAACGACTACTCACCAACCGCGCCACTAGCTGCCAAACTTTCTTTTTCTTGGTTTCCCATGATTGGGGAGAACGCGAATTCTCGCAGCATTTCTCAAACAGGAGTGTTAGCTCTCACAGGAGAGTTTGAAACTGGACATCAGATCAGAGTGGGCAATTTCTTGTTCAAAGATTGTCACCTTAATTCTTATTCGATTCAAATCACCCCCTATCAGCCAATTGTTTTTAGCGCGGACTTTAACAGCTACGATGTGGACACAATTGAGGGCCAAACTTTCACTGGTATGGCAAATGCGCCAAGTCTTTTAAAAGAAGCTGGCACAGGAGCTTACTTTGATTCTTTGCACGCTTTGGCAGTTGGCATCACAGGCAACCTAGAACCTTTGCCTCAAAGCAAAAAGAGCGCTCAGATTGGTGTTTCCTGCTCTCGCACTCCAGTTTATACAATTGGTTACAAAACACCAGAAAGAGTTCTTTTGAACAGCGTTGAGCGCACAGTGACCATTGAGGGCGAAAACGTGGGGCAAATCATTGACTTTAATGGCAGCGGCGATGGTTCTTTTGTGAGTTTTAGATTTTCTCCTTTTAGATACTTTATCACTGGAACTTCTTTCAATCCTCGCGAGGATTACAAACTGGCAATTGATGTGAGCGGCAAAATCACTAGCCAATCTTTAACCCAGCAGCAAGGAAATTCTTTAAACGGTTCAGTTACCATCAGAGAAAACATTTATTAAAGTGTAATATCTCTTGAATGGCCAAATCCAAAAAGTCTTCTGAGGGTTCTCTCGAAATCGGTTCGATGGAACGTAAAATTGAGTTCAAGCAGCGCAAATTCAAATTTTCCGAAAAACAAAAACAACTGCTCGACATTTGTTTAAACCCCGAAACAAAAATAGTTTTTATAGCGGGTCCAGCAGGCAGCGCGAAAACTTACATGAGCGTTTATTCTGCTTTGAATCTGTTGGCAGCAAACAAAGATTGGGACTTGACATACATTCGCAGCATTGCTGAGAGCGGCGACAAAGGCTTGGGCAGTTTGCCAGGCACTGTGGACGAGAAGTTCATGCCCTTTCTCTTGCCTCTTGAGGACAAAATGGATGAAATCATCACTGCGCCAACAATGGTGTCTCTGCGCAAAGATGGCGTGATCAATGCCATGCCAGTAAACTTTGTGCGCGGCTCAAGCTGGCAAAATAAAATTGTTGTTTGCGACGAGTGCCAAAACTTTTCTAAAAAGGAACTTGTAACGCTTTTAACTCGCGTTGGCGAGAATGCCAAGATTTTCTTGTCTGGCGACTTGATGCAGAGCGACATTCGCAACAGTGGATTCTCTCAGTTCTTGGAATGTTTCGATAACGATGAAAGTCGAGCGCAAGGCATTCACGTTTTCAAGTTTGACAAGACTGACATTTTCCGCAGTGAAATCCTCAAATTCATCATCGAAAAAATTGAAAACATGGATAAAAAAGTGTAACTTAGTATATGTCTGAAAAAGCATCTCTGAGTAAAGTCAGCCTCAATTGGTTCGAAGCAATTAAAAGCGTTGTGCTTGTTGTTGTTGGCGTGCTTGTTTTATGGCTAAACAGCAACTATGCTGCTGTGGCAGATTTAAAAGTTCTTGATAATAGAGTCGTAGAAGTCGAGTCCAAAACAAAAATACTTGACCAAAAAATGCAATCAATAGTTGAATTGATTAATACTAAACTTGAATATATAAAGCGAGACACTGACGAAATTAAAAAAGAATTAAAATCAAAATAACATGGCTCTTTCATTCTGTACCAACTGTGGCAATAAGATGACTTACTCAGTCTCTCCGCCAAACTTTTGCGGAAAATGCGGTACAAAACTAAACGCCACTGTATCAGCCAAGGTTAACGCGCCAAGCAGAGGAAGAGAAGAGAGTTTTGAAGACGATGAAGACTCAGAAGAGTTTTCTAATGTTTCTGAAATTCCAAACTTGTCGTCCTTGGCTTATGAGATTGAAAACGATTCTGGCAATCGTAGCTATCAACTAGGCGAACTATTTGGCCAACCCAAAACATTCTCTAAAAGAAATCGTCCAATGTCTTTAGACGAACTTAAAGACAAACATGCCAAGACGTAAAAAAATTCTTTTCGAGGAAAAACTACCCATCATTGAAGTTGAGATACGCAAGCGCCGAAACAAGTGGCAGCTTAATGTATTGAAGTGGATGTCTTTTGAAGACGTTGAGCAAATTATTAAATTGCACGTTTTTAAGAAGTGGCACATGTGGGATCAGAAAAAAGCTCTTGAGCCTTGGCTTTCGCGCATCATTTCCAATCAGATTCGTAACCTGATTCGCAACAACTACACAAACTATGTGAAGCCTTGCATGAATTGCCCTCACAATTTGGGCGATGAGTTTTGTGCTTTGAACATTAGCGGAGTGCAAGACTCTTCTTGCGAAAAGTATGCAATTTGGACCAAAAGCAAGCGTCATGGCTACAACATCAAGCTGCCGCTTGAGCTTGAGAATCATTCTCGCGAAATCGAAGAGCTTTCGTTTGATCAATTGGACTTTTCACAATCAGTTCATCTGCTCAACCAAGAAATGAAAAAAATCTTGTCGGAAAACTATTACCGCGCTTATGAAATGCTTTTCTTTGAGAAGCTATCTGATGAAGAAGTTGCAAAGTTTCTTGGCTATCGCAGCAGCGAGAAAAACCGCAAGATTGGTTACAAGCAAATTAAAAATCTTAAAAAACTTTTCCGAGACAAGGCAATTGAAATCTTAAAAAACAAAGATATTCTATGACCGAGCTAACAGAACAGCAAAAAGAATTCATTCGCGAAAACTATTTGCAAATCAATGACTTGAACGAACTCACCAAACAATGCTTTGGCGACCCTACTCTTGATGGTCGCAAAAAAGAGGGGCGTTTAGTTAGACAATTTTTAATTGATAACAATTACTCTTTCTCAACAACTAAAAGAGAAAAAAGCGAAAGCATTGAACTCTCAGACTCGCAAAAAGAGTTTGCCCTTTTGCAGAGTCAAGCTGGCGTGTCAACTTTCCGCATTGCTGAACTCATTTTCCAAGATCGCGAAGTTAAAAAGCTTGGCATGGAACAAAGAGCAGTGCTTGACTACGTTAGGTCAGTGAATCCTGATCTTGTTGGCAATTCTGAGTCTGCTCTTCTCACTGAATACATTCCGCCCAAAGCTTTTAGTCGCGTTTTAAAAAAGGTGAATGATGCCACAGGTTTGACGCTAGATGAGCATAAGCTGTCTCGCCAATACAAGGTTTGCATTGACAAACTCAGCATCAATCTTTCCAATTCTCGTTTTGTGACAATCATGAATAATTACTTGTCGCAAAAAGACCGCACTCTTTTCGAGGAAGAGTTTATTCGTTTAACTTGGGACAAGCCAGACTTGTCTTCTGACGAATTGAATCTTTACATGAACGTGTGCAAAGAAATCATCAACTTGGAAGTGATTGGCAAGCACTTGAACAAACTGAATGATCAGTTTGATGAGATTGATGATCAAGAAGATATGACTGTTAGGCTGGCTGAAATTATCAAAGCAAAGTCGAGCGAATACCATCAGTGCGAAGGCCGCATTGAAAACCTCACGAAAAAGCTACAAGGTGATCGCGCCGAAAGAATGAAAAACAAATACAAAGAAAATGCATCAATTATTTCTTTGGTTCAGTTATTTCAAGACGAGGAAGAGCGTAAAAACATGGTAAAAATTGCAGAGATGCAAAAGAAAATGGTTAGCGAAGAAGCCAATAGACTAGAGAGCATGGGTGAATGGAAGTGCCGTGTTCTTGGTATTTCAAAAGAAGATGTCATTTAATTGTTTAGAGTGTCAACAAGAGTTCGATTCTGAACGCAGTCTTCATGCTCACATCAAGAAGCATGACATGTTCTTGCATGATTATTATGTGAAGCACTACCAGCGCAGAGACTTGCTCACTGGAGAACTATTGCCCTTTAAAAACAAAGAGCAGTATTTTCAAACCTATTTCTTGAATAGCGCCAATCAAAATAAATTTTTTGACCAGCAACACTCTAAAGACTTGGGTGTTTGCATGATCTTATTAGAAATGCTTTGCTCCAAAACAAAAGAGGGTTTTGCTCCGTGCGAAGTGATCTTGAACAGCTATGGCTTGCCAAGCATCTCAGTGTTTAAAAAGTTTTTTGGCAGTTATTCTGCGGCGGCTGAGAGTTGCGGTTCTAGGCTCATGTTTAGTGACAAGTTCCCAAAAGAGTGCCACACTCATCCAAACCCAAAGATTTTTATTGATACGCGAGAGCAACAACCTCTTTCATTCTCAAACCATGAGTTTCTAAAATTAGATTTGGGCGACTACTGTGTTGAACCAAAGTATTTTAATTATACGTTTGTTGATCGCAAGTCTGAATCAGATTTTAAATCCACGGTTAGCGAAGACAATTTGGACCGATTCAAGCGCGAACTCTTGCGTGCGCGTGAGCAGGAGAGCTTCATCTTTGTGGTTGTGGAAAGCGACTTTGAACAGATTCAGCAGAACAACGGTAAAAACTCTCACAAGAGCAACTTAGCTTACATCTACCACAACATGAGAGCTTTGCAAATTGAATTCAAAGACTGCTGCCAATTTGTGTTCTCTAGCAACCGCAAGAACAGCGAAAAACTCATTCCTCTTCTTTTGGTTCATGGCAAGAAGCTTTGGAATGTGGACTTACAATTTTATATTAATGGAGGGCTACTAAATGGCTTGGATTGAAGGCAACCAAAAAAGAAGAAAACATTTCTTAAACATCAATCAAGAGATTCTTGCTTCCAAAGACTTTTTGGAAGAGCGGGAAGCTAAAATCATGCTATACAAGTTTCTGAAAGAAAATCCATCTTTCACTTGTGAATTATTAACTGGTATTAAATTGTTTCCGTTTCAGCACATGGCAATTAAAGCTATGATGCTCACAGATTACTTTCTAGGCGTTTGGAGTCGCGGTCAGAGTAAAAGCTTCACAACGGGTTTGTTTGCCGCCCTAGACGCTGTTCTGCATCAAGGAGTGCATATTGGCATCATCTCTAAGAGCTTTCGTCAGAGTCGCATGATCTTTAACAAGATTGAGGACATTATGAAAACTCCAAAAGCTTCCATGTTTGCCGAGGCTGTAACAAGAGTTTCCAAAACCAACGATCAGTGGGTTATGGAAGTTGGCAGAAGCAAGATCACTGCTCTGCCTCTTGGCGATGGCGAAAAGCTGCGCGGCTTTCGTTTTCAACGCATGATTATTGACGAGTTCTTGCTCATGCCAGAACGAATTTTTAATGAAGTTATTTTGCCGTTCTTGTCTGTGGTAGAGAATCCCACAGAACGTCAAGAAATTTATGGCCTAGAAAGTCAATTGATTGAGTTGGGCCAAATGAAAGAAGAGGAAAGAACTCAGTGGCCAAATAATAAAATTATTGGTTTGTCTTCTGCGTCTTACAAGTTCGAATACTTGTATAAACTATATCAGCAATACGAGCATCTTATTTTAAATCCAGAAAAAACTGATGTGGCACATCGCGTTATCATGCACTTGAGTTACGATTGCGCACCAACACAATTGTATGATCAGTCTTTGATTCAGCAAGCAAAGTCAACCTTGAGTCAGTCTCAGTTTGATCGCGAGTTTGGGTCAATATTCACAGATGATTCCAGCGGCTACTTTAAAGTTAGCAAAATGGCAGCTTGCACAATTGAAGACGGTCAAGGTCAGTGCGTGGAAGTGGCTGGCGAACCAAATGATGAATATATTTTATCTTTTGACCCATCTTGGTCAGAAAGCGAAAGCTCTGACGACTTTGGAATGCATGTGATCAAGCTCAATAAAGAGAAGCGCACAGGAACAGTTGTGCATAGCTATGCTATTTCTGGCACTCGCCTAAAAGATCATATTTTTTATTTTTATTATCTTTTGACCAGCTTTAACATTGTTTGCATTGTTGGCGACTATAATGGTGGCGTGCAATTCCTGAACGCTTGCAACGAGAGCGATTTATTCAAGAGCAACAATTTAAAGATTGACTGCTTTGATGCAGAGTTTGACGATGTGCAAAACTACAATGCAGCCTTGCGCGAAGCTCGCAATCAATATAATATAGCGTCTAAAAAGATTTGTCATCTTCGCCGCCCAACTTCGCAATGGATTCGTTTTGCAAACGAGTCGTTGCAATCCTCTTTTGATCACAAGAAGATTTGGTTTGCTGGCAGCGCAGTTAATGATGACTATCAGCGCCAAAGAGCCAAGAGCATTCCCATTGAGCAAATTAAGTTCTTGAGAGTGGCTGATGCAGATGAGAAAAACTCAGCGGCTAAAATGATTGATTTCATTGAGCATCAGAAAGACATGATTGATTTGACAAAAGCTCAGTGCGCCTTGATTCAAGTATCAACCACTAGCCAAGGAACACAGTCTTTCGACTTGCCATCAAACCTCAAAAGACAAAATGGCGCAGATAAAGCTCGTCGCGACTCTTATTCTGCTTTGGTATTGGGAAACTGGATGGTTCAAACCTATTTTGACATGATGAATTTTCAAGCAGAAGACGCAGAAGCTTCATTCACTCCGTTCTTTGTTTAAAAGTGACTTTTAAAGTAGGATTTCTAAGAATTGCGTGTAATATAAACCAATGGCACGCTCTTACAACAAAAAATCTGACTACTGGAAAAAATTTGATCAAAAGTCACTTCCAAACTTTGAATCCACAATTGCTGCTGACATTAATCCAGTATTAGCTGGAGAACCATTTTATACTTCTGACGCTTCCACAATTCAATTCGCCAAAGCTTCAAGAGAAGGTTTGACTAGAACAGAAGCAACTTCTGCCAGAGTAAACCGCGCAGCACTTGCGCCAACATTTGATCGCTACAGCAGCATTCGTGCTGGCATGTTGCCATACAGTTTTTCCAACGATGGCGTTTATATTCGCGAAGCGATTGAGCTATGCCAAAAAGCTTATGCTAATGTTCCTATTTTCCGCAATGCTGTAGATTTGATGTCAGAGTTTTCTAATGGCGAAATCTTTCTTGAGGATGGCACAGAAAAAGCAAGAGATTTCTTTTATCGCTGGATGCGCAAAATTCGTATTTGGGATTTAAAAGATCAGTTTTTCCGCGAATACTATCGCAGCGGCAATATCTTCATTTACCGCATGGATGGTAAATTTGACTTGGAAGACTTTAAAAAGCTTTCCACCATGTATGCAGAAGAGGGCGCTGGCATCAGCAATCAGATTCCTCTCAAGTACGTTATTCTAAATCCTTTTGATATTGTTGCTAGGCGCGTCACAACCTTTAATGCTACAAGTTACGAAAAAGTTCTTTCTGAATATGACTTGGAAAGACTTCGCAATCCGCAATCTGATGAAGACCTTGAGTTGCTTAACTCTTTCTCTGAATCAGATCGCCAAAACATTATGAAGGGCGGCTTTGCTAAGAATGGATTAAAAATCAAAATCAATCCAGAAAAATTACATTTCGCATTTTATAAAAAACAAGACTATGAGCCTTTCGCTATTCCTTTCGGTTTTCCTGTTCTGCAAGACATTAATGCCAAGCTTGAACTCAAGAAAATGGACCAAGCAATCACGCGAACCGTTGAGAATGTTATCCTACTTATCACAATGGGCGCACCGCCCGACAAAGGAGGAATCAACCACCACAATCTCAAAGCCATGCAAGACCTCTTCCGAAACGAATCCGTTGGAAGAGTGCTCATCTCAGACTACACAACAAAAGCTGATTTCGTTATTCCAGACCTTAACAAAGTTCTTGGACCAGCCAAATACGAAACACTAAACAAAGACATTGAGCAAGGTCTTCAAAATATTTTCTTTGGTGATGACAAGTATGGCAATATCTCTACAAAGATTGACATGTTTGTTGATCGTCTCAAAGAGAGTCGCCAAGCTTTCTTAAACGAATTCTTGCAGCCAGAAATCAAACGCATTTCCAAAGCTCTTGGTTTCCGCTCTTATCCAGAGGCTCGCTTCAAAGAAATTGATTTCAAAGACAACACTCAACTTCTTCGCGTTACTACTCGACTCATGGAGCTTGGAGTTATCACTCCACAACAAGGTCTTACAGTGTTCAACACTGGCAGATTCCCACAAGCAAATGAGATTGGACCTGCTCAAGAATCATTTGTTAATGATCGTGAAAAAGGATATTACAATCCGCTTGTTGGCGGCGTGCCAGTTATTCCAAATACTGACGCTCCAGAAACAAACCAAACGCCCAAATCTGCTGGTCGTCCAGAAGGCGCAATCACAGAGGCTAATTTCTCGCGCAAAAATATTCAAGAGGTTGTTTATGAAATCGAGGCTTTTGAAACAAATGTGAAAGCCAAAGCAAAAGAAAATATGGGAGTTAAGAGATTAAACAAGCAGCAAACTTCTGCTATCGAAGAACTCTGCAAAAAGATTATTTGCGCTCATGAGAAAAATGATTGGGAAAATAAAGCTCTTGAATGTGTAAAAGATTTTAATGCAATAGAATCTTTGGGACTTCTTAGCGAGGTTTCCGAGATTGCCGAATCTCACAAATTAGATTTTTATTCAGCAGCCATCCTACATCATAGTCGCACAAATGAGTCCTAACGAAATTCCTATTCCTCTCGAAAAAACAGTTGTTATCAATGGTTCCACTATTGAAGTTTCAATTGCAGAAAAGAAAATGAGCGACAAAGAAAAAGCTTCTTACCAGAAGTTTATGGCTAAATGCATTTCTGAAAGTTCTGCCAAAACAGACAAAGAAGCTGCTATTGCTTGCGCTGTTACATTTGAAAGAATGAAAGAAAAGATCATGGCAGAAGACGATCTTGAAGAAATTAAAAAAGAAGAGGAAGACGAGGAAGAGGAAGAAGAAAAAGAAGAAGAGGGCAAAACCCTTGAAGAAAAAATCAAACTCGAAAAAGAAGACATCAAAGAAGACAAGTTTGAACTCGAACTCGAAAAACAAGACCTTAAAGATGACGAAGAATATTTGAAAGAACTTGAGAAGAAAAAAATGGAGCAGTCAAAATCTGCTGCCAAAAAAGGCGCTAAAATGGAGTATCGTGAAAAAATTAAAACTCCAGCCAATTCTATTGGAATCATCACTGTTGAACAAATCAACAAGTGGGAAAGGGAAGAAAAAAACGAAAACAGATTGGATGAATTGCGCGAAACCAAAGAGGTTTGGAAAAACACTATAGACTTATAAAATGGATTTTAAATATCAGACAAAATTCGATGTTTCTATTCGCCAGTGTCAAATTGGCGAAAACTCTTTCATTTCCACCGCTTCACTTGAGAATTTAAAAAGCCTTCTTCCAAGCCAAAGCATTGACTTGGGCAAAAATATTGATCTCATGGGCGTGGCTTTTGACGCTGCTGTTGTGAATCAATTCAACCGCAATGATGACGGCATTGATTCTGAAACCGCTGTGCAAATTGCACCATATTTTATTCATAAGCCAACAAACATTGAACACAACAAAAAACAAATTGTTGGCCACATTGTTTCTGCTGGTTTCAATTCTTGGGGCGAAAATATTCCCATGACAAACCAAGAAGTTGTTGAAACAAATGGCTTGGTAAACTTGGCTCTAGGAGCAGTTATTTATAAACTTGTTGATCCTAAATTCACTGACTTGATTTATAAATCAACCAGCGAAAGCAACAATCTTTTTAACACAATCTCCGCAAGTTGGGAGCTTGGATTTAATGAATATGTGTTGGCTGTTGGAAGCACAAATTTAAAAGAGGCAGAAATCATTTCAAACCCCAAGCATATTGAAGAACTCAAAGGTAAACTTCGTGCTTATGGTGGCAATGGTAAAATGGAAGATGGCTCTAAAATTTATCGCTTAGTCAAGGGTTCAGTTTATCCTCTTGGCATTGGTTTTACTGCTAATCCAGCCGCTAATGTAAAAGGCTTGTTGCTTGATAACGGCAGCATTCCAGAAGAAAACGTGTCGTTCAAAGACCCACGGGATAAAAAAGTATTTGCAATGAATACAAAAAATATTTCCCAATTCAACCTCAAAGATGTAAACACTAAAAAATCTATGGATTTAGAAACATTCCTTTCAGAACTTAAAGCTTCTCTTTCAGAGAAGAAATTTTCGGAAGAAGCAATCGCCAGCATGACCAGCACCTTTGCTGATGCAATTCGTCAAAAGGACGAAGAGTATCGCGCTACCAAGGCTGAGAAAGAAGCTTCCGAAACCAAGGCCAAAGAACTTTTGGCTTCTGTTGAAACTCTTCAAAAAGAACTTGCCGACACAAAGGTAAAGCTTCAAGAAATTGAAGCCGCTCAAGAAGCTGAAAAAGCTTTGGCTCGTTTCAACGCTCGCATGGAGCAAATTGACAATCTTTATTCTCTCGAAGACGAAGATCGCAAAGTTATTGCTTCCGAGCTTCAAACCGTTGAAGCTTCTGACGAAGCTTTCGCAGCTTATCAAGAAAAGCTCTCTGTTGTGCTCAAGCATAAGAACAAGGAATACCTTGGTCGCTTGGCCGAAGAAACAGAAGCTAAGATTGCTGCCGAAGTTGAAAAGCGTCTCGCTGAACTCAACAAATCCACCGCTTCCACTAAAACCGAAGCTGAACTCGCAGAAGAAGCTCTTGAAAAAGCCAAGGCTTCCGCTGACAAAACCATTCCGAACAACAACGGAGAAACTTCCCTAGAAAAGCAGAGCTTGAAAGAAAAATTTGCCTCCGCATTTTCTCGTGAAAACATCCTAATTTCTTAATTTAACTAACCCAATATGGCTACCAGACTACTCCCATTCCGTCAATATGATGATAACGATGTCATCAACATGTACGCACTAGCTGATGCTGCCGTCAACGACAATGTAACTGGCGTTGGCAGCGGTGATGCTGGTGTTTTCGTTAAGGTTTCCGAAGGAAACTTTGACCTAGACCCTGTAAGTTATGCTACCAACAGCTACATCGGCAAAACCGACTATCCGTTTGTTGGCGCTAACCAATATCCTTCCGTCAACCTCAAGGTTACTCCTGCCGCCTCTGGCGACACCACCAACTGCCTTGGCATCACTCTTCGCCAGACTGCAAAGTTTGACGAAAACGGTGAAAAGCTTCTTTACTATCGCCAAAAGGCCGAAGAACTTATGTGCGTGCTTCCTGGACAAGCTGTTCCAGTTGCCACTCGCGGTATGTTCTCCCTTGGCGCTAATGCTATTGATGGCACTCTCACTGTCGGCAGCGGCTTCAAGCTATCAGCTAACGCTGGTAAAGTCACTGGTTGCGCTCACTCCGATGCTGGCAAGCTTGGTCTTGTTCTTGGCACTGGTTCACGCACTTCCCAAAGCACCACAGATCAATTCGCTGGCAATTTCGCCGTGGTTGGCCTTCGCATGTAATCTTAACCAAGGAGGAAACAATTTAATATGAAAATCACTCTTAAAAGAACTCCAGAACAAATCGAACTAATCAAGGCCACCGCCTCTCGCAACCGTCAGGTTGCTTATGAAGCTCAGGTTGCTCTTGCCGAGTTCATTGGCCCTGTTCTAGCCGAAGTTATCAACAACGCTCCAACCCTTAGTAATCTCTTTACTCAGTTGCAGTTCAATGCTGATGACAATCCTTCCATTCCGCTTGACCTATACTATGATATTTCCGACGAGGACTATATCACTGTTTATAGCCAAAGCGCTGCTGGTGGTCTTCCACAGAACCAAGTCCTTCCGACTGTTTCTGAAATGAAGATTGCTACCTACACTCTCGATTCAGCCCTTAGCTTTGATCGTCGTTATGCTGCCAAGAGCCGCATGGACGTTGTGAGCAAGACCTTTACCCGCATGGCTCAAGAAATTCTTCTCAAGCAGGAGCGCACCAGCGCCAACTTGCTCATGAGCGCTCTTGCCAATGCTCAAACCAACGGTCTTGACCATATCATCAGCGCTACAACCGCTGGAAGCTTCTTGCTCCAAGACTTCAACAACCTCATCACCCGCGCTCGCCGCATCAACACTTCCTTCTCTAAGGGTACTCCAGAAGGCGCTGCTAATGCTCGCGGTATCACTGACCTCATCATCAGCCCTGAGTTGGAAAACTCAATCCGTTCGATGGCTTACAACCCCATCAACACCAAGGGCGCTGGCGCTGCTGCGCTAGGTAGCTCCGATTACCGCTCAAACGGTATCGCTGCTCCTGATGAAATGCGCATGGCTCTCTATAACTCCGCTGGTCTTCCAGAGTTTTATGGTGTGTCCATCATGGTGATCAATGAGCTTGGTAAGAATCAGAAGTACAACACCATCTTCGACACTGTTTATAGTGGCAGCTTCAATCCAGCTACTCAAGAAATCGCCGTTGGTCTTGACCGTGGCCGTGAGTCACTCATCCGCGCTACCGCTATTGATGGCGACAGCGGTGCTGAGTTCAGCCTCATTGCTGACGACCAATACAGCATCCGTCAGAACAAGATTGGCTACTTCGGTTCCCTCGAAGAAGGCCGTATGGTTCTCGACAACCGTGCTCTCCTTGGCGTGATCGTCTAATCCGTCCTCAAATCAAGGGACTGCCCGAAAGGGCAGTCCCTTTTTTGTTTACTTTTGAAAGTTTAACTGTATAATAATATATGAATCTAAAAGACGAATTAAACAATCTTGAACACGTTAACGGCAAAGAATACAAGGAAAAGCTTTTGAAGCTAGAAAAGATTCTTGGGGTTCAAGAAGTTAATCCATTTAAAACCACTGACCCACAAGTATTTGAAGATCGCCTTGCTGAAATGAATTACTCGGAAATGCAAGCCTTGGCAATGCGCGTTGGCCTTAGTCCTTATCTGCAAAAGCCGCAATTAAAAAAGGCTCTTGCCAAACAATTTCGCAGCTACAATCTTAATGCAACTGGCAAGCTTTTGCCGCTAACTGCTAAGTCTATTGAGCTTGACCCAAACAATCCACAACACCAAAAAACCCTTAAAATCTTAGGAGAGTTTTAATGAGCGTATATTCTGACTTAGCACACGAAGTTTTCTCTGTTGAGTTTGGCTCTGAAACTGGCACAACCACTTTCACTCAAATCAGCGGTTGGTTTTCTACTAATCTTGGGCTTCTCAATAATCTTCTTTACACAAGCTTTAGCGGTTCAGACCCATCATTGGGCGAAGAAGAGAAGGCGATTTTTAAAGAGCTTTATTTAAGCAATTTTTATGCTCGTCAAGCTCGTAATGCACTGAGAGGAATCTTGGCATCCAGCAATAATGGCGACAATATTCTTTCTGTTTCTGATGGAGACAACTCCATCACATTTGTTAACCGTAATGAAGTTAGCAAGGTTTATCGCGGTTTAGCGACAGACTCTCAGCAGAAGCTTAATGGTCTTGTTTACGCCTACAATAGCTACAAAGCTGAACCTCGTCAACTTGGAGGGCTTGAGGCTGGATACCAATCTGGAAGTGGGTATTATTATGGATTTCCATATACTTACTATCCTGGCGGCTATCTATAAAACAAATTTAGGTAATAAAAAACCCCGCTCTTTCGAGCGGGGTTTTTTTGTGTTGCACATTAGAATGCGCGAGCGGATGCACCTGAGAAGTAGATACCGTGAACAGTGTCGTTAGGACCACCAATTTGAGTGGAGAAGCTAAGGTCAACACTCTTGTTGGAGCCAATGTCAGAAGAGTAGCTTTCGCTATTGAGACGAGCGGCTGCAAAGGTGTATTTCACAGCAGGAGTGCTTGTTCCAGGCTGATTAATGGTGAGAGTGATGTCTCTTTCGGTTCCATCATCAATCATATCAGCAAGGTTACGAGCTTGAACTTCATTCACAAGAGCGTTCACAGTCATTGTGGCAGTCACAGGGAAGTCAGTTACGCGAGCGAACGCGAAACGGCTACCAAGACGCTCAATTGGAGTGCGGCTCATTGGGAGTGCAATGCTGACGCTTTGAATGTTGATTGCATTAGAAGAATTGTCAACAGTGGAGGTTGGAGTGCCGCCAGTGCCAGTGAATCCACCAAAGCTTAGGCTAATATCACCAGGGCGAAGAGCGGTTACGCCGTCACCTGTGGTTGGAACAGGAAGCTTAACATAGTCTCCAGTGCCAGTGAATAGTTTGGTTCCGAGTGCTGGATTGATTGCTGGAGTATTGAAACCAGTAACATTGCCATTTACGTCATAGGTTGCAGCGTTAAAGCCAAGACCTTCGACGGAGACGGAAACGGTTGGTAGGTCGCCTACAGCAGCATTAAGGGTATAATCAGTAATGAAACCGTTACCAATACCAATGATGCCTTTGCCGCTAAGAGCGGTGGCTGGAGTATTGTCGTAGTTAAGGTCAATGCCTTCGCTATCGGTTACAATGAAGAAGTTAATGCCAGAAGAGCTAACCATTTGGCCTGATGCAAAGTTACCAACGGTTGTTGGACCAGCAGAACCGCCAGTTCCTTGCATATAGAAACCAAGAGCGGATTCATTGAATCCATCAGCTAGATAGTATGAGAAGTCCAAGCTCACAGTCGGAGACTGTAGAACAAGAGCATCAATACGAGCAAGCTGCCCAAATTGGTTTACGTCTTGACGAGTGATTTCAAAGCTGTAGTTAGCGCTTTGCACACGTTTTAGCTGCTTGTGTTCCGCAGCAGTTTTAGATGAGAGTCCGCTGCTTACAAACAGCCCTTCAGATTGATAGATTACGCGATTTCTTGCCATAAAAGAAAGTTTGCTTTATTTACAGTTAAATCAAGCGAATGAGAACTAGATTCTAGGATACCTCATGATTGAGACATCAAAATCAATAAAACCAACATACAAATCATTCACTAATGACTTGCGCGGTTTGTCGCTCATTTTGGAAGTTTTTACCCTATCAACAAAATATTTATTGTTGTTGATGTATTGGTTCTTTAAGTTTTGATAATTATAATAGCCGCTCTTTAAATCTCCATACTCTGTAAGTGGATAGTTGTCAAAAGGAATATCAACAATGCATTCATTTTTAGAATCTGCAAAAATAGAGAGCACGCCATCTAATTGATAAGGATTTTCCGCAATCACCACAGCATTTAGGTTGGTCATTGTTTGGTCCATGCCGCCAAAAGCAAAAGGCTTGTTTTCAAAAGCTGCGTTGCAAATATAGATAGCTGGAACAACTTGGTCGTATGGTTGGGAGTAAGTTGGGTTTAGATTTGTTCCAATCTGACTCTGAGGAATAAACTTGTTTTCCACAAGAAGGTCTTCCTCATTTTCATTGGTATAATAAACATTAAAATCTTTGACAGCAAAAGAGCCTGTGACGGTTGCTCCAGTTGCAGCGCCACTAATAAGAGCGCGACCATTTTCAAAGTCAAGAATTCTTGGGCTTGTTGAATTGCTTGCTCCAGTTGCTCGGCCAACAAACGATCCATTCACGAAAACACCAGAAGGAATTGTGGCTCCAGAGATTGAATAATCAGAAACCCACTGTTTGTAAGGACTGCCAAAAACTTTGTATTCGGTTGGTAGTCTTTCGTCTTGATAATAGTAAAAACGCCCCGTTGTATTTGTGTACGCTTGACCTTTGGTAAGCAAGTAATTGTCGAACCAGAGAACAAAAGATGAAGCGAGTTTGTGTTGAAATTGGGGAATCATAGAATACCTGTCAAAACTACAGTATTGTTAATTTGTTGGAACCTTTTAGCATATTTATTTATGAGGGCAGAAATATACGGAGTATTTTTAAACTTACCTTTTCTAATTACACTTTCGGTTTCAATACCCGCTCCTGAACGACTATTATTGGAATTAATATTTAAATAATAGCCAAAGCCAGAAATGCCGCGCTCAATGCCCTCTGCCCAACTGCGTCCGCTTGCCCAAGGCATCGGAGTCACAGAAAAAATATCTTCCTTGGAAGGTATAAGAATTTTCATTAAAAACCCAGTATCGGTTTCTCGATCAAGCTCTATTCTGGCTGACTGTAAAACATCTACGATTGAGTCTAGCGGAGAATCGCCCTCATTAAAACCAATAAAAGAAAAAAGATTACCATAACCATTCAAAGTGCCGCTAGAGTTTTGTGCGCTTGGTCCACCCACAATTTCAATTGAAACTGGATGCAGTAAAAATTCCTCAAGCATTTCTTGCTTGATTTTATTAAAAGCATCAGTGATTCTCTGCTGAAAAGCTCTCTTGTTTTTCTTAACAACTTCGCGAACAACAAAGTTAGTTAATTCTTTTTCGAAGCTTTTTGATGTTGCTTTTTTAGCCATTATTCGTCCATTGGAATTAAAATAAACTCATAATATTGCGGCCCAAACATGCCAAGCGGTTTGCCATCGCTCTTGATGGAAAAACGCCGCCCATCAAGTTCAACTCTTTTTGCTTCGCGAACATATTCGTAGCCTTCTAAATTTACTTTAATTTTTACGGTTCCAGCAGGAAGAATAATTTTATCTTGACCAGAGGAATAAGAAGAATTAGATGAAGAGTCTTGCAGAAGCTCTTCGTTCATTTCCACATATTTAATTCTTGCTTGGAAAGTTTGGGAAACCTCTGTAGTGCTGGTATTGGAAGATTGCTGACGATAAAGAGCATTGTAAGTTGGCGAGGAAGCAATCACAGTTCTTTGCCCAATTTTGAAAACAGTAATCTCGCGAGCAAAAGTGTCGTGGATTTGATCAATGATTGATTTAATGTTATTTTTTTGGTTTTGTGATAAAAATCCAGCCATATTATTTATTTTTACACTTATTGTTTTATTATAATTAGGTATAAGGCATGAACGCGAAAAAAATCTTATCTCGTCGTTATAACGACAACACTACAAATCTCTTTAAGCAATTCCTGCGAATTGTGGAAGAGTTAAAAAGAGATCACGACGATTCCTACAGGAAGCTTCGTCAAAATTTGCCACAGGAATATTCTTCTGTTTTAAACATGGGAGACTACTTCGATGACAATAAAATGTCTTATATTAGAAAAAAGATTTTGGATTTGGGCAACGAGACAATGCGTTCCTCAGACTCAGAATTAAATAATTTTACTGTAAGTTTTGTTTTTAAAGATTAATATATAACAAGGAATATGGAATTCAAAGACATTTATAATTTTACTGTTTATGAAACAGTCGAAAAACCAGTCGAGTCTGTCTCTAAAGATGAGCAGGGTAACGAGGTAAAGGTCACTAAAAAGGTGAGCGAAAAGTCTCCCATGAAAGTGTTTCTTAAAAAGCCTTCGCGCCGTCAAATCGAGGAAGCTGACTTGGAATACAGCGTGGAAATGTCACGCTGCGTCAAAAAAGGCGTGCTTACCAAAGCTATGCTTGTTAAAAAGTACTCTGATACTGGAGGTTTAATGAGTGAGGAAGAAGCAAAAGCCCTCTATCAAAATTATCAAAAGCTTCTTGAACTACAGCGCGAATACACTGAAAACGAAACAATCAACAAGAAGGAAGAAAGTCGCCAAAAGAAGTTTGAAGAACTTGGCCTTGAAATGGCCAAAGTTCGCGACAAGATTGTGAAAACTGAAATGGCTTATCAGTCTCTTTTTGATCACACTGCTGACATGAAGGCGCAGAACCGTCTTCTTCTCTGGTATATCATTAATCTCACTTACATTCAAAAAGAAGGAGAGGACAAGCCAAAACCATATTTTAGCGGCGAAGATTTTGATGAGCGTCTTGAAGACTATTATCAAAAAGAAGAGCAAGAAGATAAACTTTATTTTGAAATCGCTCGCAAGGTTTCTAATGTCGCTGCTTTCTGGTTCTATAACCAAGGTGCTCAAAAACAAGAGTTCGACAATTTATTTGAAGATAAAGAGGACAGCGAAACCGAAAGCGAAGCTGTCGTTGAAGAATCTCCCAAAGAGAACGCGCCCAAAAAGAAAAAAGTTAAGTCTTGAATGACAATTTTTACATAGAAATTGTAAACGAGATTTTTGATGGATATACACGGTTTGATTTCAATGATCAAACCGTGTTTTTGCGCCATTTTAGCTTAAAAGATCAAGAGTTCTTAAATAAAAGCTTTGATCGTCATAAAAACCGTGCGGTCGGAAAAGGCATTCAAGAAGAGAAAGATGTTTTAGAAAGGCTAGATAGAGATGGAACTTGGACAAAAGATGATGAATTAAAAATTTCCGAAGCTGAGAGTTATATTCAAAACTTGGAAAAAACCAAGAGCAAGCTTGTGCTTCCATCTCAAAAGGAAAGCCATCAAAAACTCATTGATGAAGAAAAGTTTAAATTGCTAGAATTAAAAATGCAAAAGAAACAACTTATTGGTAAAACAGCAACAGAATACGCCAATACTCGCTCAAACGAAGACTTTCTAAGAAATCTCCTATATTCTGATGCAGAGTTTAAAAAGCAGCACTTTTCTGATGATGAGTTTGGAGAATTAGACGATTCTGAACTCTCTTCTCTCATGAATTCATATTATGGAATAATGAATAAATTTGCCGACGAGAATATTCAACACGCTGTTTTGCAAGACTGTTTCAGCTTGTATTTGCCGCATTGTGAAAAACCTTGGGATTTTTTCACGAAGCCATTAACAAGGTTTTCTCTTTATCAGTTAAAGATTATTGCTTATGGGCGCATGTTTTTAAACATTTTCCAGAATGTTGACAAGATTCCAGACTCTATTCGCAAAGACCCCAAAGCTCTCATTGATTTTGCTGAAAGCAGTCGCAATAAAGAAAAACTTTCAAACGCCGCAAAAGACAATTCTGCCACTGCTCTTTTTGGCGCGAAAAAAGAAGATTTAGAATTTGTTGATCCAGAGGCAAAGAAGATGTCTCTCTCCGAGCTATTGAAGAAAAATGGTGGACAATTAAATATGGAACAAATGATGGAAGTTATGGGACAGAAGGTGTAATAACCTTTTAAGGAATAAGGTATGGCTATTAATGTCCCTCTTAACGCTCAACTTCAAAATGCAACGCAGTTACAACAGCAAGTTCAAAACGCTGTTAACGCTGTTAGAATTAACTTGGGTGGTGCAAATGGCGCAAGATCGCTCAGTGCTCTTTCTCAACCTCTTGGCCGTTTAACTGGACAAGCTGATGAATTTACCAAGTCTCTTGATGCTGCGAATGCTCGCGTGCTCGCTTTCGGTGCTTCTGTTGGTGTTGTTAATGCCGTCTCGAATGCTTTTAAAGCATTAGTTAGCTCTACAATTGAAGTTGAGAAAGCTCTTACAGAAATTTCTGTTGTGGGTGATCAATTTAGAGGCGGATTAAAAGATATAGGAACTGGACTTTTTGATATTGCAAAACAAACTGGTCAAAGTTTTGGAGAGGTTTCTAAAGCCGCTCTCGAATTTGCTCGTCAAGGTTTAAGCTTGGAAGACACGCTTCAACGCACAAAAGACGCTCTTATTCTTACAAGAACAACAGGATTAGACGCTGCAAAATCAGTTGATGGCTTGACTGCTGCCGTAAATGCTTTCTCTAAAGCTGGATTATCTACAACTCAAGTTTTAAATAAACTTGCCGCAGTTGACCAAGCTTTCGCTGTGTCATCTGCCGACCTAATTGAAGCATTTCAAAGAACTGGTGCCGTTGCTCAACAAGCTGGTGTTTCATTTGATGAACTTGCTGGTATCGTTACAGCGCTACAAACTGAAACGTCTCGCGGTGGTGCTGTTATTGGTAACGCTTTAAAAACAATTTTTTCTCGATTACAAGACACTTCAATACTTACACAGTTACAAAATTTAGGTATTGCGGTGCAAGACTTACAAGGCAATGTTTTGCCAGCCCGACAAATTCTTCAAAATCTTGCTGGAGACGTTCAAGGATTGAGTAAGCTGACTCAGGCTGGTATTTTTAAGGATGTTGCTGGAACTTTCCAACTTAACCAATTGGTTTCTTTGCTTGGAGATTTAAATAAAGAGCAGAGCATTTCTGCTGCTGCAACAGCAAAGTCTGCTCAAGCTACAAATGAAGCCTATAACGCCAACGAAAGACTTAATCAATCTCTTGATGCAATTTTAAATAAGGTTGCTACAACAGGCAAACAACTTGGTGCTTTATTGGGAGAAATTGGTTTGAGCGACAATCTTAAAGATATTTTAGATGGAGTTAATAATTTTATCGAACAAGTTACCGATGTTCTTCAAGGAGATGATCTTGGTTCTAAATTTGCCAAAGGCATTGTTAAGGGAATTGGTTCTGTATTGAGTGGTCCAGGTTTGATGGTGTTTTTAGCCATTGTTGCCAAACTTTCTTTTGATTTGGCGAAATTTGGTGTTCAAAGTTTAAAAACATTTTTTAATATTGGTAAAGCGGCCAATGATCAAAAACAGATTCAAGAATCTATTGTTCAGGTCTTGTTAAAAAATCAAAATGTTTTAAATCAAATTCTATCCACTCAAGGTGGACAAAATGCTCAAGCACAAGCATTTCTTGGAATTTTAAATCAACAAGCTGCTGCCATGCAAACCATTCAAGGTTTGGCTGGTAATATTGCTGGAACAGTTTATGGTGCTGGATACCGCCAAACAGGACAAGGATTAGCTAGAAGATCGGCTGGAGGTTATCTTCCCGCACAAGAAGCGGCGGATGTTCGCCGTGGTGTTGGTGGCGCTTCGCCAAGCTCTAAAGTTGTTGCCATTCCAAACTTTGCGTTTGGTGGCGGCAAGCGCGGCACAATGATTGCCAACACTAGCGAATATATTGTTCCTAACTATGCTGGTGGCGGCTCCGCCATCTTTAATCCAGACATGGTAAAAACTATGGGTTTACCCGCTGGAGCCAAAAAGATTAGCGCGGCTGGTGGATTTATACCTAATTTTACAGAAAAAGCTAAAGACTTTTCAAAAAAATATGCATTAATCACTAATAATGTAGGTGACACAGCTTTGGGAGCAACTTTTTCTTATAAACCAAAAGGCGCAGAAGAACCAGTTTTTTATAAAGCTAATATTTATGGGATTGATCCGTCTAAATTGGAAGCAAAAGACGGCTCTAACATCTACTTTAAAAGATTTTCATCAAATGAGTTAGAGAGAAGATATACGTCTTTTGCGGTTAAAGATGCTAAAAATTTCGCTGAAAAAGCGATTGGATTGCCAATTAGTCCAGTTTCTATACAGAATTTAACCAATGCTGGCTCCGTCCCTTCTGTAGTTGGCACTATTTTTGAAACTGCTATCCAATCAATATTGACCGACGAAGAACTTATTAAGAGAATTCGGGACGATAATCAAAACGCTTTATTTGATTTCGTTTCTCCAGCTACAGCAAAAATAGGTCAATTATTTGGTATCAAAGAAAATATTCCCTATCTTGAAGCTAAATCTAGTGCTTCTAAAGATGCGAGAAAAAGTTTTGCGAAAAAAATCTATCAAGAAGAGTTAAGGGGAAATCCAATGCTGTCTTCAAAAAAAGATTTACATCGAAAAATATCTGGACCGCCTTTAACAATTAGGCCAGGTAATTTTAGTGAACAATTGCAGAAAGTAAGCGGAAAAAATTTCAAAGCCATAAACTTAACTCCCGAACAAATTAATCAATTGGAGAAAGCTGGCGGTCAACTTAAAAGCAGTTCTCAACAAGGCGCATTAGGCTACATTCCAAACTTTGCTGCTTCCGCCCTTCAAGATGCTATAACTCGCGAAAAAAGAGCAGGGCTATCAGGTTCTCAAATCTACATTGATCAAAATCCCTCATTAAAATCACCACAGAATCCAATGGGATTAATGGTCGCAAATACTCGCGACGAACCTTTTGGTGGAATTCAAGGTATTTCACGCGCACGCAAGGAAGGCATGAATCCAAAACTTTATGGTGCGGCAAATGGATTCATACCAAATTTCTTTAGTTTTACAGGGGGAGCTTCACAATATGGTGGAGGCGCGGGTGGAGTTGCAGGTCAAAATGCTGCAAGTCAAAACGCTACAAGTCCAAATGTTGCAAAAGTTGAAAAAGGGCTTGGTGATTTAGCTGGTAAGTTTATTGTTTTACAATCAGCATTATCATTTTTCCAAGGAGGATTTACAGAGGCGGGTAGTGTTGCAGAAAAATTTTCAACAGGTTTACAAACTGCCGTGTCAGCAGTGTTCGCTTATCAGGCAATTACGCAACTCAGAGCAAAACAAGAAAAAAGCGAACTTTTGGCATCTTCTGCACGACGAATGAGGTTGTCTCAAAAAGGCATGTCTATAGAAGCGGCTGGTACTTTAAGGGGTGGAGCGATAGGTAGCTTACAAAAAGGCTACGGAAAGACAATGGGCCGTCTTTCAACAGCTACATTAGGTGGTGCAACTGGCGCTGTTGCATTAGCTGGTATAGTTGGAAAAGGCTTCAATGATATAGCTTCTTTATTTTATAATAAAAGTCCAAAAGTTGCTGGTGCGCTCGATCTTTTAACTAATGCAGCAGATAAAGCGGCAAATTCTTTATCTCAGACGGATAAAGCTATAGTGAAACGAGGTATAACTGATCTTAATTATACTTCAGGAATGGACACGGTGTTAAATTCTCTTTTGGTATTGAATCCATTAAGGGCGGGAAGAGAAGGTGTTTCCCTAAGCCCTGGAAAAAAATATGAAGAACAAATTACCACTAAGCCGACAGTATTAGCTGGAGGTCAAACAGCAGAGGAATTCAAATCCGCACAGTCTAGTTTATTTAATTTAATTTACTCTAAAAAAAGAACTGGATTAGATAAAGGACTTGAAGGAAAAAAATTGGAAGAAGCGCAAGACAAACTCCTAGAAGAAACTCAATTAGAGGTTTTTAGAATTTTTAAAGCAGCTACCACTTTCTCTTCAATTAGTGGGTTGGAAGAATTAGATTTATCAAAAGTATTTGAAAATACTGTTGTGAAAGATTTAATTAAAAAATCTGATGAAGTTTCAAAAATTTTAGAAATTCAAACTTCAAATATTGAATTTAATAAACCACTTCAAATCTTTAAAAGAACAATAGAAAACATTATTTTTCAAGGCGCTCAAGATATTGAAGACGCTTCTCAAGATTTACAAAGAAGAGCTAAAGTAATTAGTGCAATTACTTCTAGTAAGAGTTTTGCTACTTTAGGAGATTCTTCAAAAATAGCTTTTGAAATCAATTCATCATTAGAGCAATTCAATGCAGAATATAATAATAAAATAAAAACATTTTTAAATGAAACCCAAGCGGCATTAAAAGATTATCTGCCAGAATTAGGTATTGCTCAAGAAAAAGAAGAACCGATTCGAAAAGCGTTTGAAGCTGTTGGAAAAGCAACAGATCAAAAAGGTTTAGCAGAAGCTCTGAGAGATGTTGTGAGCCAAATACAGTCTGCTGGCGTATCATTAGATAACGCTAAGTTTCAAGAACTTAAAAATAAAGTTATAAGTTCAACGAATGCATTTTCTAGGTTAATTAAAGAACAAGATAATGAGTTAGCAATTTTACAGTTCAACAATCAAGAAAGAATTTTAGAAGCTCAAGCTTATGATACATATCGTAATAATTTAGCTAATTTTGTAGATGGAATTATTGAGTCTGAAAAATCACTTATTAAATTAAGAGGGGAAATTGAGAGGATTGATGTTGATAAAGAAACTAATATTGCACGCCGAACATCTTATGCAATTAGTTCAAGAGAAGCATTACTTATTCGCCAAGAAGAAGAACGTAAAGCTTTTGCCCTTAAACGCCCTAAAGAATTAGAAGCTAATTTACAAGAAAAACAAATAGCTGCCGAAAGAGACTTCTTTACAAAAGAAAATATTGCAGAATTAAATCGAAATACAACAGCCCTTGAAAACTTAACAAGTATTTTAGCGCAAGATTTTATCAAAAAAATAGATGAAGCTATAAATTTTGTTAATCAAAGCGGCTATGGTCTAGCAGGCGGTGCAGGAGGCGCTGTAAGAGGTGTTCCTTTTCCAGCAGGTATTAGTAACAATCAACAACTTCTTGATTATTACAATAATCTTAAATCTGCCTATTCTCCTTTATCTACGCGATCTTTTAATAATCAAGGTGGATTACAAACAGGGAGTGAGTTTGTTAGACAAATCGTTGCCTCAATACGCCAAGGAAATAACTTGCAAACATTACAAAATGAAATACAAGGCTTTGACTTGAATCAGGGAGCCAAAGATAGACTCGTTGAATTTGCAAGACAAGTATATGAATCCAGCCAATTACAAGGCGCTACAATGGATCAAACATTGGAAACAATGGAAAAAAGACTTAAAGGGGAATTAGAAATAAATGATTTAGTTAATAGTTACAATGGTAAATTAAGGGATCAGCTAAGATCAGTTGTAGATTCATTAAACGATCCTCAAACCAGAGGGGAGTTTTTATTAAAACAAGGCGTATTAACAAGAGGCGCAAAAGAACTTTCAAAAAGATCGGAGCAAGAAAAAAGAGATTATCGTTCATCTTTTGGTTATGGTTTTGACGAAGCAATGGATAAGCTTAGAGCTAGAACAGAAGATTTCCGTAATCAACTCGGTCAAGAAATTCCAGACCTATTCTCTCAAAATCTTGCGCAAGGATTGAATGATGCAATCTCTGGAGCAAAAGACCTCAAAACAGCTCTTACTGATGCGGCCACAGCCTTCTTCCAAGAAATTACGCGTAAGAATATTTCTAATCTTGCTGATTTAGCAACAAGAGGATTAGGAAGTTTAGCGCAAACTGGATTTGGTGCTTTGGGTTTTGCTTCTGGTGGTTTTATTAAAGGAGGTTCTGGAACCAGAGATGATGTTCCAGCAATGCTCATGGGCGGTGAATATGTTGTTAAGAAGTCTGCTGTGAACAAATACGGAAAAGGTTTCTTTGATGCTATTAACAGTGGCAGAATGCGTGGCTATGCCGCTGGCGGCATGGTTGACCCACAAACTTTCCCAACGCAAACTGGTCGCGGCGGATTCTTTACTCCTGGCGACTATGGCCAAGGCGCAATCACTGGCAAGAATGAACTTCTTACTTTTGCCACTCAAAGCTTCACTGGTGGTCAATATGACTACATGGGCGGTTTTGGCATGGGAGGCGCAACAGTTTCTCTTGAGCCTGAGAGTGCTCGCTTATCTGCTTTTGGGCGTGAAAATAGTCCAATGTTTGAACGCGTTCAGCAATCCAAAGAAGAAGCTTTTAAGGTTTACTTAGAAGGCTTACAGAAAGAAAAAGAATACGCTGAATTACTCGACCAAATAGCTAAAAATGAAAAAGCTCGTAAAAAACAGTTGCAAATGGCAATCATTTCAGCAGTTGTGAGTAGCGCATTGAGCTATGCTGGAAATAAATATTTCCCACAAGGATCAAAAGAATATTCTGTATTAAATAATCCTGGATTTAGAATTACTCGTACTACTTCGCAAAGGCCAAGTCAGCCAATGATAAGTGGATCGGGTGCAGCAAGTTATTTAAGGGTATCAAATAATACATCTGCCTTGCCTCTTCCAACTTCCACAAGCGGATCATCTTCTACACCAATATTATTGCCACAAAGAACCGCTGGTGGTTTAATTTCTGGTGGTTCCAATATTCGCGATGATGTTCCAGCCATGCTCACTGGCGGCGAGTTTGTCTTGAACAATCGCGCCACTCAACGCATTGGTCTTCAAAACCTCAACAGACTCAATAGCGGAGCGCCAGTTTCTAGCGAAGGTTCTTCACCAGAGATGACTCAAACTTTGATTGCCAAGCTTGATGAACTCATTCAAACCACTGCAAACTCTTCCAAAGAAAATGTAGTTGTGAATGTTTCCACAAATGAAGCTGGTGGTCAAACAACTGAAAATCCCACTGGCACAGAAAGAGACTTACAAAAGAAAATCCGCCAAGCTGTGCTTGATGTAATCGCTCAAGAAAAAAGACTAGGAGGGTCGCTTGAAAAATCACGATGAGCATAGACCGATCACTCTCAGTTCAACCATACGATCAAGTTTTTGTCGTGAATGGTGTGCAACTCTCTGGAGTTGACAGCATCAGCATAAACTATAGCGTCCCATTAGAAAACTCTTTAACACTAGGATCAACTTATGGCTATAATCTCAACAATCCTATCCAAGCCGAAATCTCTTTACAACGCAGCATGTTATACCAAGACCCGCTTTTGGGTTTTACTGGCGATTCTAGTTTTTCTGGCAGTTTGAGCTACAATGGTAAGTCTTATGGTTTCACTAGCGGCTTTTTAAACCGATACAGCATTTCCTGCACTGTTGGCGAGATTCCATCCATCTCTTGTGGCATCACTGTTTATGGAAAACTTGAACCCTCCCTTGAGGTTTTAAAAACACAAGAGAATCCAAGCATTTTTATTCCAAGCCCAAGATCAATGACGGTTTCTGGAGACAATACTTCAAACAATCGCGTCAAAAGCTTTTCTTTCGAGTATTCCATTAATCGTCAAGGCATCTATTCTCTTGATAGTGCAAAAGAAGTTGATGAGGTTGTGTTTTTGCCGCCAGTTAATGTTGCCGCTTCACTAACATTTGATGCAGTGAACATGACTCCAGAAAATCACGAATTCTTTTTGCAGAGCGCAGAACAGAAAAATTTTGACATTTCAATCAAAAGTCGAGATAATAATAGTGAAATTATTCATCTCACGATTCCAAACATTCAAGAAATTTCACAAGAGCTTTCAGCAAGTTCAGATAGCTCTTTGGCCATTGTTAATAACTACATAGGATACATAGAATGAACTTGTTCTACAACAGAGACAATAACATCACTGGCGCAGCAAACCTAGCGTCTTTCAACTTTAGTCCCAACTATGGTTCAACAGTTTCGTTCTCTTGCAAAAAGAACAAGTACATGTATAACAATAATTCTTTTGCGATTATACCAACAACGCTTAATAATATTGTTGCCACATGCAGTTTTAATTTTAATGTGAATGAGAGTGATGCGCAAAACATCATGAACTTTTTTGAGAGTCAAAGTGGAACTGGCGCTTTTGCAGTGAATGATGCTTCTCAGATTTATCGCACGCTAACTGGTTTTGCTGATGATTTCAGCATATCAATGACAACCAATAACCAATACAATATTGCTTTAAATTTTTCTGTTGAAAGAAACTCTAGCGTTCTCAATTGGAGCGGAATGTCTTTTGTAAATTACGATTTTGTAAGTTGGGAAACTGGACAATTTTATCAAAAATATCAGCCTGTTTATTTTGAAATTCAGGCCCAAAATAAATTAGTCAATTTTTATTATGCTACCGAGGACCATACAAGCACAGCAGATAATGCTCCGCCGAACACTGGCTACTGGTCACAGTCACTATTCTATGAAAATGAACTCGGACTAACTGTTGAAACAAAACCAATGGTTTCCAGAAATGAGTTTAAAAATTCTTTTGTTCAAAGAATCAAGGACAGCGAAAACATTCACTCTTTCCAAGGATTGCAATTAACTTATAAAAATATTACTGATTTCAAGCTCAAATCTCTTCTTCACTTTTTAGAGAATTCTCTTGGATACAAAAGGTTCCAATTCAATTTGCCAAAAATTTATGATCGCCCAAAACTGTTTTATGTTGATAGTTGGCAGCACTCTTGGAACTATCAAGACTCAAATAACCTAACAATATCAATTGTTGAAGACCCTCTCGGCATCAAGGTCCAAGATGATGTTCCCGCTTTTCTTGTTGGACAAGCTTTAAATCAATCTTCGCTATCATATTATGCTGACCCCAAATCGTCAGCTTATGTGATTGATGCTTCTGGCGTTAAAGAAACAAAAACAGAAGGCTCTCAACAAATCAATTGGGGCAGTTATCCAGTCAAAAATTTAAAAGTTTATCGTGAGTTAGATAGCTTTTCAGCTTATAACCAAGGAGTTGAATCTGTGATTTTTTATCCACGCTGTTATGTGGGTAATTGCGATCTTTCAGTTAATCAAATCAATAGCGTTTCTTTCGAAGGGGCGAAAGATGTTGTGGGTTTAAATTTGACAGCTAATAATTTATCAACATTTTCGGCTGATGGTGTTACAGGATTGAAAAACTTAAATCTATCAAACAATAATCTAACATCAATCGGCATCAGTGGATGCAACAGCATCACTGGTTTAAATCTTAACGAGAATCAAATATCGCAGCAGAGTTTTTCAGATGCGCTAGTTAATTTGGCTTTTGGTTCTGGGACCAGTGGCAACATTTCTGTTCTTGGAGATGTTAGCTTTTATCAATTAAATCCAACGCCGCAGTCTGGCAATGATTATTTTTGTATTTCTTCTCTCGATTATCGCAACTGGACACAAACATATAAAAATTTAAGCTTGCCAATTCAACCAACTGGTTTTGTGGGCAGCAACGTGTTCACGGTTTGGCTTAGAGATTCTTTCTCTGAAGCAGTAACAAACGAGTATTCTTCAAAATGGACTTCCAGCCAAAACACTTACGAAACAATCCAAGATTACACGCCAAACCCTTCTTTGTGGGCAACTTTAAATCCAAATCAATTTTATAAAAGACCAGCATATCTATTTAATAATAGCTTGTTAACTGGTGGAGTTATCAATAATACTGGTGATTATTTATCAGCTTTTGTGGTTGCAAAGTTTGACAATAGCGGCGATCAATGCGTTTTGAATTTTTCTCCAAATAAAAATTATGGACTATTTTATAGCGGCGGAACAGTATCATTCAGGGACGGAGCAACAGTCAATGTTTTGACAGGAAATGTTGCAACAGATCAGTATTACTCTATTGGCTTCGTGCGCAACTCAACGCATTTTACTGGCTATCTGAATGGCTTGGTTGGTAATTCTGGAACTCTCTCTGCTAGTAATTTAAATTCAATCAAGCTTTCTGTTGGGGGAGCAGAAGGCGCAACACCAAGATATTTTGCGGGTAATTTGGGCGAGGTTTTAGTTTTCTCAAATTCTTCCGCTTTTAATTTGGACCCTGCTTTTCATAAACCCTTTAACGCTAGATTTGCCATATTTGTGCCATGATTATTAAAAGCAATTCAATCATCTTAGCTTCTGATTTAAGTCCAGCTTTTCAAGCGGTTGGAGATTTTGCGCCATATAAGAGAGGCTTGTTTCCAATTGCTTTTGTTGATAATCTTGCGTTCGATGTTCAAGGCAATCGCATTCGCTCTAAACAAGTTGGGGGTCAAGAGTTCTCTGTCGAGAACTTGGCTTTTTCACCAACTGTTTCTCTTTCCTTTGATTATGTTTCATCGCTAACATTTGACAATGAAAACTTGCTCGGAATGTTTTTAAAAGGATGGGGAGATTTTCAATCCATCTTTAAAGGCAGCAACGGTCAATCTTGCAATCTTTATTTTATCTTGAGTGATTTGTTTGGTCTTGATTTAATTTATCAAATCAAAGATCGCGGCAATCTAAATGGTTTAGAAGTTATTTCATTTGGTAATTGCACTCTAAGCAATTACAACTTGGCCATTGCAGCGGCAACTCTTCCAAAGACTTCGATTCAAATGGAAGCAGTGAATATGGAAATGCAGGTTGTTTCCTCGAATCTTATTAATGTTCCAGCGATTAATCTTAGCGTTGGCAACAAAGATGGCGCTGCTCAACTAAGCATTAATAATTCAGAGTTCATCACTAACCTTAACGCTCTCAATACTTCTGCAACTGGTCAACCAATTTTGCCAACATATAAAACCACAGCGTTCAACATCATCACCGAAAATCCAGAAGTTCCGTCAATTCAAATCTCTCCTTGGGCAGATGCGGCAATTTCCTCGATTGGTTTTTCAATCGGAGTTGAACGCGAAGCAAGTTATGGATTTGGCAGCGACTTTATCTACGATAAGAAAATTAAGTTTCCGATTGTTGGCAACTTAAATGTTACTGCAACAGCTTTGGCGCTTAATTCTGGCGTGCCGATTCTCACAGGAGCAATGAGCAACGAGCCTTCATACTCTCTTGAACTTCAATTCATTGATCCTAATGAATTAAAATATATTGGCCAATCTATTGCCACTCTATCTGGTTATGCCGACCAAAACTACAGCGGTTTCTTGACAAATAATAAATATTTAAAAATCAACAACGCCAAACTAGAATCACATAGTCACAACATTGATTATGCATCCAATCTCACTGTTGAGTTTGGGTTTTCTTTTGCTTGCAATGAGCAAAATGGTTTGTTAATGAAGTGGGGCCAAAGATCAGAAAAAGAAGGTGCGCAATTGTTTACATACGAGGGTCTAAAGTTACAGTCTAGTGATGGCGAAAAGATTGACCTTGATAATTATCTTTATTTTAATGATACTGGTTCTGCGATTATACCGTCTATCTGTGCAAGTCCAGGATTGTCAAGCGATGGCCTTCTCTTATTAACCAGAGATAATACAACTGAAATTACCAACAGTTGCCAGTCTAATCCGCTTGGAGCTTTTACTTTTGAGGCAGCGGCGATTTATGATGCTACTGAATATGGTCAACTTTATTGGACAAATGCTTCTGGCGCTCTCGGTTATATTGTTTACCGTTCAGAAGAATCTCCAACTGGTGCTTATGTACAAATTTTTTCTGGATTAGCTAATAATTATGAAGATTATGGAGTTAGTGCTGGAGGAAATTATTACTGGTATAGTGTTGTGGCTTTTAATAATGTTTATGTTTCTAGCGGAATTTCTACAATTTCTAGCGGCACTAATCAAATAGTTTATTTCCCATAATATGACAGTTCTTTTTAATTATCCAAAGGTTGAAATCTCTTCTGTTTCTGAAGTTTTGAAATCAGAAGATGGGGAAATCTATCATCTTTTATTCCTTGGGGGAGACTATTCGGATTCTGATCTGTGTATTCCATCCAAAGACGAAAGCCCCAATTATTATTTTTATTCTGGAGATGGTCAAATTTCCGTGGTAGAAGTTCAAAATCCAAATGTTTAAAGTGTAATTCTATATATGGCCGCAGGAACATACAATTTAACTGGTTCAAACGCAATCGAGAGAGGGGCATGTTATTCCTACTCTATTGATTTGAGCACCACAACTGGAGAATATACCCTTTCTGGCTATGCTGTATCAGGATACCTGCGCCGAAAATGGGATGGCTCTTTTGGCCCTGATTGGACAACCAGTATTTTAAGCACTGGTTCTGGCATCATCACTTTATCGCTTGATGCTGCCAAAACATCAGAATTGTCTTATGACTCTTACGAGCAAGAGATTTTCATCTATCCGCCGAATAGTGGTTGCCCTGTTAGAATCATCAAAGGCGATGTAGATATTCAGGGAGGGGGGTTTGAATAATGCCTACTGATATTTCAGTTGTAATCAATCCCCCTGAGCAAGTTAATGCAACCCTACAAACCAATCCAAACCAGATTGATTTGACAGTGAATCAATTTGGGGATGTCCCACCGCACGCAACAACTCACGCTCCAAATGGAAGCGATTCGCTTGGCGCTTATTATATCACTGGTGACGTTGTTCGCCCAAGCGAAACTGGTAGTTTTATTACCACTGGTCAAACTGGACAGTTTGCTACAACTGGTCAATTGTCTTTTAGTAATACCGAAGTTATTACTGGCGATACAACACTTGCTGCAAACAAATCTTATTTAGTAAGAATACCGCCTGGTTCACCCTCTTCTACTCTAAATGTTTATTTGCCATCTAATCCACAGAGCGGTAGTTTCATTGAATTACAAACAGAATTTCTTGAATCTGGATGGGGATTTGCCAAAGGTTTAAATATTAACGCCAACGGTAATTTAGCAACTGGTTGGCAAAATGAAATTTCATGGACTGGAGATTTTTCTATTTTTGCTCCCCTTCAAGCTCCATTATTTGCTGATTTGGTATATAATGGATCAGCGTGGATTTATACTTATAAAGGTCCAGATTTAAGCTTTGGCAGAATTTATTATGCGGGGCCAGGCGCTCTTTTAACTGTTGGTAGTAATTATCGAATATCTTCTGTTAATTCAGGCATTTTTGCCGCCGCTAGTCAAACTGGACAGTTTATTACAACTGGTCAAACAGGTCGGTTTGTAAGCACTGGTTCTACAGGTTCTTTTATAACATCATCTCAAACTGGACAATTCGTTTGGACTGGCTCAACAGGCAATTTTATTACAGGATCAGTAGTTAGACCTTCTGAAACAGGTTCGTTTTTAACAACCTCTCAAACAGGCAGCTTCATCTCAGCCTCTCAAACAGGCGGATTTGTTGGCACAGGTCAAACAGGCTTTTATACTGGTGTTTTTTATCCATATTCATCTAATCCAAATGGATATGTTCAAGGTGCTGTTGTGCGCCCTTCGCAAACTGGACAGTTTGTTGGCACTGGTTCTACAGGTTCATTTATATCCGTAAGCGGAGGCTCACACGGCGATATTCTTTATCGTGGACCTTCATCATGGGTGCTTTTACCAGCAGGAACCAGCGGCCAATTTCTTAAAACAAACGGCAGTGGCGCAAATCCTGTATGGGCATCAATACTTTAATTAACAGTTTAACCAATCTCTTTCATTGATTGGATAGAGAACAGTTAGTTCTTCGCCTTCGTTAATTTCTCTAGCGGAGAAATAAATATCTGCATTTTCGTCATGAATTAAGTTTGGCGTTTCAGAATGATTGACGTAAAAACTCAAATCAATTTGATCCAAAAAACCATCAATAAAGAACCCGTCTTTGTCTGAGTGACAGATATATCGGATGTAATTTTTGATAGCGTCCGATACGTCAGATATTTCACTCCAGCAAATAAAATGGTTTTCTGCTCTTGGAGCGAAGATTGGATAGTCTTTGGGAATCTTAGAGAGCGCAAAAACTCCAACTCCTGCGCCATTAATCTTTGAAACGCCAAGCTTACATTGTGGCAGTTTGAGGTTCTGTATAATGGATTGGCGCATCGGAAAATTCAGTCATGTAGCTATAATCTGTAAACTTGTTTCTCTTGTTTTCAACTGAATAAATATTTAAGTCAATTTTATATCCTGGATTTTTATCTATTGGGTTGTAAACCCATGCGTCATCGTGCCAGATGATGCGGTTGTTAGGATAAGCGTAAAAGTTGCCATTATCCATTTTAAATAAGTGGGCGCATTTATGCTCTGGAGTTTCGCTGAAATTAGTGTCTAAAACGCTTTTATTTTCCCAACTCCAATCAAGAGTGAACAAGTATTCACCGCACTCTTTTGTGTTTGATGGAGTGATTAATTTGGCGCGTAAACCACGCAGTCTTTGACGCACCTGAACGTCAATATAGGGAGAGAAGCAGTCCCAATACATTGCTTGTTCAAGCGGCACAGGATCGCATTGTTTCCAGCAAAATGCTGTGATTGGTCGCCGTGTCCAATTCACGCCATTATTTAAATATGCCTCAAAAAGCGGCACACGCTTCTCAATAGAAGCAACAGAATGAACATCTGCTGGTGTATATTCGCCGTGACCTTTTTCGTGGTTAAATAAATATTCGTTTCGGATTAAACAAGTAATCGTTGGAATATTATGATTGAGATAGGCCATAATTATAGGTCAGACCAAGGACCAGAGGCAGAACTCAAGCCAACTCCAGTTCCAGTAGTTAGTTGAGTTACACGCATATTAAACTGCGTTCCAGTTACGGCCTCGGCGGTAATGTTGTCAACAAACCTCAAATATGGTCTAACTTTTGTTGCTCCAGTGATTGTAACAACACAATCAAATATGAAATTATTTAAATATCTTATATCTGAGACGCTTGATGTGTCAATTACTAAACTATCTACGTCAGTAGTTCCTGTTGCAAATACTGCTGAAACTGCATCAGTGCCAGTGATATTGAAACTTGATCCGTTTGCGTTACTACTATTTGTATAGTATCTTTTTTCAGCAAGACCAAAACGATGTGTAAAAGTAACTGCGCTACCAGTAATTCCAAGATTAATTGCACGATTAGTTGTGCCTTTAATTAATCTTGTATTATAGTAAATATGATAAGTGCCAGTATTTAAATAAATGCCTGTAGAACCAAGAAGCGTATTGACTGTACCGCTAGTACCGTTTCCAACAAAGAATGGTTGAGGAGCTACATAGGAATAAACTGGATTTAATGCTGTTCTGTTTGCGGCACCAGAAATTTCATTGGTGAAATAAAACAGCCCATTAGAACCATATTCAATTGCTCCACCAGAGGGAGAAGTTGTTAGATTACGATTTAATACCAAGGCTGGAGCAGAGGCGTTTCCGCTCGCACTAATTCCGCTTGTTATTGTTGCGCGACCTGTAAAATTTGCACTTCCACTAAATGAAGCGTCACCAATGACAGCAAAGTTTCCAGTGTTTCTTGTTTCGCCAATTAATAGTGTTGTGCCAGAATGGTTAAAATTACCAGTGTGTGTGATGTTGCCTTGAATGACATGTTGCACGCCGCTAATATTGCAACTACCAGTAATATTGGTAACACCACTAACTCCAAAATCAGAAATAACATTAAACTTTGCAGCAGTGCCAGAAAAGGTCAATGCTGAACTCGCAGCATCAATTGAAACATTGCCTTTAAAAAAGGAATCTCCAGTTTGGTTAAAAGCTCCAGTGTGATTCCAAGCTCCAGTTGAAACAAGAGTTCCTGAATGCCCCAAAGCCCCAAAAAAGTTTGAATTGCCTGATTGAGAAAGCGAGCCAGAAAATGTTTTATTTCCAGTAGCGAGAATCGTTCCATTAAAAATGGAATTTCCAGAAACATTTAAATCTCCACTGAAAGTATTTGTTCCAGCAGAATTGATATTTCCACTAAAATTGGCAGCATTTAAATTCGTTGTGCCAGAAAGCGTAACATTATTACCTGTAGAATTATTTAGAGTTGAAGCTGGAATTGTGGCATTTAAAGTGCCTAAAATAGTTAAATTTTGGAAAACACCAGTAGAACCAGAAACTCCACTAAACCAGCCAGTTTTAAATCTATTGGATGCGCTACCCAAATCTACAGCAGCATTACCTGTAGGAGTGATAGCTTGAACACCGTTGAGTTGTGTTGAGCCGTTTAAAACAGCGCCACTAGAAAATACGGCCTGATCAACAAAAGTTTTAACTCCACTAATTGTTTGATTGCCAGTTGTGCGAGCCAATCCTGTGCCACCTAAGACAAGACCAGAATAAGCTGCTGTAACAGCTTGATCAATTTGTTGAGCGGAATTTTGAAGAACGTAAGTTGCCATATTTTTCCTTTTACCTTTGGTATAATTACACTAATCCGAGAGAATCGCCCTTACGAACATCATCCCAAGAGGCTTGGCCCTTGTTCTTGACGCGACGACGATATTGGGAATAGCATACAGCGGCTCTTTGTTTTTGATCTTTATAGTCTTTGTTCATCATATCGTCTGCCATGCAGCGACTAACAAATTCTTGTTCTTTCTCTTTCTTGGATGGGGTTGGTAAAGGCATATAATTAAATTACACTTTCTACGAAAAATTCAGCTATGGGTTTTAGTTTTTTGTCAAAACTCGGTAGTTGATAAAAGGTATCATAGTTTTTACTAAATTTGATGGCGCAATTCAAAACCTTGTTCTTTTTGTAAGCTTTTAAAACATAAACTTCCTTTAAGTATTCTACCATGATTTTAAGCAAATTAAAGTATCCAGCAAAGTTTTTCATTTTTCTTAAATAACCTTCGTCAATTTTTTGCTTGGAAAACTCAACATATTTTTGAATCATTTGGTCTTCAAAGGCTTCTGAAAAGAAAAACTCATATCTAAGCGATAAAATATCCAAAAGAAGATCGCCTTTGTAGGCATTTTCCCAATTAATTGCGTGAACATAGTCACTCAAAATCAACATGGTTGATTGATTCAAATTGCCATGACAAAGCTGACCAGCAGATGAATCAATCAAAGATTTTTTGTTTTTAAGGATATTTTGAATATACAAAATCTCTTCCGAAAGAAGCTTTCTGAGTTTTGAATGGTTTTTGAGCCAATCAATTTCGGCATCTGGAACTTTAAAAATATCAAAGTTTAGATAGCCATCCAAGTAATCTGAAACTGATGGCAGTTCTTCAACTGCTTCAAACTCTGATAACTGTTTGAGAAAAAAGGGAACAGCATAGTCTTGTTCCACAATTGAAGCAATGCCAGCACTTGCAATGTTAGGCATTGGCAAAAATCCAGTAATAGAATACTCAACAGAGTTATCTATGCCATAAGCGATTGGATATGCCGATACCTTTTTGCGAATGTTTTTTTGTAAAATATCAAATTCCTTCTTTAGATTTGATGAACCCGCATCCAAAGAAAGCTTTATGCAAACTTCGCCAACGGCTGTTTTTACTAAAAAAATGTCATTATTAGTATTAGCGTCAATAAAATCTATTTTAATAACGCGACCAAGCTCCTTCTCATCGCAGAGTTTTTCTATTAAAACTTTTTCGTTCTCATATACTTCTTGTTGACGAGAAAAGACGTAAACTTTTTCTTGGAAAAGGTTTGTGACTCTTGGCATATCTATAATAAAAAGAAACCCGTCGAATTCGACGGGTTTCTAAGATGGTGCTAATCGGATTAGGCGATAACCTTCTTACCTTGACGGTAGCCAGCTAGACTGGTCTTGGCAAGAGTAAGGTTTTCGTCCCGATTGCGGTCATAAACACGAACATAGTTTGGTGTTTCTGATACAAAACGACCATTCACGGACTGACCTTGAGTGGTAGTTAGACCGAAAAAACGGCCACGGCTAGAACGCATTGCGCTGATAATTTTATTAATTCTTGTATTCATTGCACAGTTTATACGCATTCTTTATTCAAACATTACCGTAGAGTCAATAAATTTAGCATGAATTTCTGATTTAGAATCCTTTAGCATAAACTTAGCCAAGGGAATTTCAAAATACTGGCGATAGACTTTTTGAATTGAGCGAGCATTGTTGCCATTTTCCTCGATTTTCTTTAACAAGAAATCTTTGGTTTCTTCTGAAATCTCAATAGTTTTATTATTTTGCTTGAGCATTTCATTTGTTTTCTCGATCATGCGGTCAAAGATTTTGCAGAATTCGTTTTTAGAGATTTTGTTAAATACAATTACATCATCTAGTCGAGCCAAGAATTCTGGCCTAAAGAAGTTCTCAATTGATTTTTTATATTTCGAATCTTGACTGTCTTCTGCTGGAAGGAAACCCATTGATGGCTTGGCAACTTGTTCATGTCCTAGATTGCTGGTGAGAATGATGATAGAATTAGAGAAGTCTATTTTTCTACCCAAATTATCAGTCAAATAGCCATCATCCATGATTTGCAAGAACAAATTATTGATGTCTCTATGGGCCTTTTCAATTTCATCAAAAAGAATCACACTATTAGGGCGATTGCGCACGAATTCAGTTAAAACGCCGCCTTCCTCGCATTTTATATAACCAATTGCCGAACCAATTAATTTATTGATTGAACTAGACTCTTGGTATTCACTCATGTCAAGCTTTAGCAAGGCTTTTTCATTGCCAAAGAACTTTTCAGCCAAGAGTTTAGCTGTCCAAGTTTTGCCCACGCCAGTAGGCCCAACAAATAAAAACTTACCCATTGGTTTGTTTTTGGGCTTTAGTCCAGCCTTTGAGCAGATAAGAATATTGGCAATTTTCTCCAAACCTTCATCTTGACCATAAACATCGTTTTTCAAAATCTCTAAAATGTTTTCGTTTTGTAGATTATTCGCGAAAATAATTTTATTTTTACTGATACTTAGCTTTTCAGCAAAAACATCAATCAGATTCTCTGTTGAGATTGGTACAAACTTGCGTCCTTTTTCGGCCCATTCTACAAGCTTTAGCCCAAATTCTTCAATCATCTTCTCGCACTCGCCAGAATGCTTTGGGTCATTAATCTTTTCAAGGTTCTTTTTAATTTTAGTTTCAAGATTTTTAATCTTCTTTGGAATGACAAAATTGGATATTTTAACTTTAGAACCAAGTAAATCAATAATGTCAAAAGCCTTGTCGGGAAATTTGCGGTATGGGATATACTTTTCGCACAAGAAGATTATATCTTCAATGATTTGTTCGGAGTAAGTGACTCCATGAAACTGCTCAAATTGAGCTTTAGAAGACATTAATATCTTTTTTGTTTGCTCGTTATTTGGCTCTTCGATTGTAATAGCTTCAAATCTGCGTTTTAAAGCACCATCCTTCTCAAACAGCTTCTTGTATTCAGCATGGGTTGTAGCGCCAATACAAGTGATTTCTCCGCGAGCTAGGGCAGGTTTCAGCATGTTTGCCACATCAAGAGCGCCTTCGCCGTTTCCAGCGCCAATCATGGTGTGAATCTCATCAATAAAAACAATATAGTTATTATTCTTTTTGAGTTCATCGAGCAAGCCTTGGAATCGCTGTTCAAATTGACCGCGATATTTTGTACCTGCAATCATGGATGCCATGTTCAAAGACACAACAATTTTATTTTTAAGCAATGCGGTTGTTTCGTCCACCATGATTTTATAAGCTAGTCCTTCAACAATAGCTGTTTTGCCAACGCCAGGATCTCCAATCAAAATAATGTTGTTCTTTGTTTTACGAAGAATAGTTTCAGCAAGAGTGGCGATTTCAGTTTCTCTCCCATATACATTGTTCAACTTATTCTGCAAAGCAAGTTCAGTTAGGTTGGTGCAATACTTTTTAATGTAGGTTTGCTTTTCCACATTCTCTTCTTCAATCTCTGGAACTTTTTCTGGTTTCTTTTTAACAGAATTTGGGTCCAAATGGCTAATAAGAAGTTCAGCAAAGTCATCTATGGGAAACTTGCTATGCTCTAGAAATCCCCTCACAGTTGGGGATGTCATAATTAAAGCATATAAAACATGCTCAACGCCAACATATTCTTGATTTAATTGGGCGCTTGTCTCGTTCGCAAATTTAAGAATTTCCTCAATTTCGTTGTGCCAAGCCTTTTGATTAGTTTTCTTTTTAAAAAAAGCTGGATGATTCTCTTCAACAAACGGAATAATTTTATCAGCCAAATTGTACTGATTTACCATGAATGGTCTGAAAACCGTGCGAAACAATGGATAATCAAGCTCAACAATCGTTTTAAACACATGGGCGCAGTTAATTCTTTCATGCCCCAAAGACCTTGCTAGTTCCTGAGCTTGTTCCAGAGCTTTTTTGACTCGCGGAGTCAAGTTGAAGTTTTTCATCCTCATGTTTTTACACTATTTGATTTCTGATAGTTTCATATAAATTTTCTCGTCCAAAATGGCAAGTTTATCTACGAATAAAATGTCTTCGCCCTTCTTGCCAGTAACAATTATGATGTTTTCTTCTTTGGGTAATTTATTGCCATTTTCGAGATATTCGGTGAGCCGCGCTTTTTGATTAGTATCGAGCAGCATTGCTTTGATTTTGCCGCTTTCGTCAGCGATTTCGAGTTTTGCGTATTTGTTTCCATTTGCACTTTTTTTGCGATAGCAGTCTTTGACAACGCCAACCATACGCACATTCTCGTTCATGTCAAGCGAGTTGAATGTCATGCAGTTAACATATCTCTCTGAACTTTGCTCTGAAAAAATATTTTTAATAATTTGTGAATAAGAATATCCAAGCAGTTTGGTTTCAAAATACCAGTTTGCGAATTTGGGATATTTTGAGTTCTTATCGTAGATTTCTCGATACCCTGCATATTTTTGTTTGAATGTTTGGAATCTCTTGTCACTCATGATGACTTTGTTATCGTCACCAACTTGTTTGTTTTTAACGCAATCGTGAACGGTTTTTAGAATATCGTAGTTGTATTTTTCGCCCAAAGAGCAGAAAAGTCGCTTTTCCCTATCTGTGAGAATATTGAACGATTGAGCTTCAAGAACCATGCGGCAACGATCTTCTGAAAAGCTATTTAAGGCTCCAGCTTGAATAAGGGCGGAAAGAGCACCAATATTCAATCCCACTTGCTTTGCCACTGTAAAAACATCATATTTGTTCTTGAGTTCAGCATTGCAAAACTCCATCAAAGCTGACATGGTATTGTCAGAAATGCCCTTGATACTGTTCAGCCCGTATCGAATATCTTTTTTCTCAATAGTGAAATCAGCCTTGGATTTTGTAAGGTCTGGAGCTAGAAGCTTCATATCAAAATATGGAAGCTCTTGAGTGATCTTGTTGATTTCTGCATAGGAGTCTGGCTCAAACTGAGTCATTTTCAGCAAGCTCAAAAAGAAATTTTGAGGATGTTTGAATTTGAGATATAGTGTCCAAGCAGCAAGAATAGCATAAGAGATGGAGTGAGATTTATTAAACGAATAGTTTGCCGAGTCTTCTGCGACCTTCCATAACACTTCTCCAATAACAGGGTCGAGATTGTTTTGCTGAATTTTCTCCTTGATCTTGTCTTGCCAAGAAGACATTTGATCAACCTTCTTCTTACCCACGATTCTTCTAAGCTGTTCAGATTCATCCAAGGTGAAACCAACCTTTACAGCCATTCGCATCAACTGTTCTTGATACAATGGAATACCGCCAGTGTATTGCAGAATATCATCAAAGAAAGGATGAACGCTTTGGAAGTCGCCAGTATTAACATATTGCGCATATCGGTCTAAGAAGTCCAAGGCTCCAGGGCGTGCAATAGCCACCACAGCAGAAAGCTCTTCAAGGCTCTTTGGTCGAACCTTTTGTGCAACTTTAAAGTTTGTATCAGCTTCGATTTGAAAGAGTCCCTGCGGAGTTTGCAGGTTTTGAAGATGATCATAGATTTCCCTGCTTTGCAAATCCAAGGTTGTAATGTCAAAACCAATCTGCTTACAAACATCATGAATCACTGAAAGTGTTCGCAAGCCAAGAATATCAAACTTCACACACAAACTTGCAACATCATTCATGTCATAACCAGAAACCAAGTCGCCATCGCCAGTTGTTTGCAGTGGCATAATCTCTTCCAAGTTGTAATGGCTGATTGCAATGCCAGATGGGTGAACTCCTGTATTCTTAATCAAGCCTTCCAGCTTCAAAGCAATTTCAAAGATTTTTTTATTATCAGATGCCCACTCTTTGAACTTATCACTTTCTTCACAAGCGTTCTTGAGAGAAGCTACTTTGCCAAACTTCTTTGGAATCAAGTCGCTGATTTCATTAACTGCTGATTCTGGCAGTTCTCCAACAAGCTTTCCACATTCTTTCACGCAAAGCTTGCTGCTCAAAGTATTGAGCGTAAGAATTTTACATGTTTTGCCAGAGTATTTCTCTTCAATAAATTTGATCACTTCTTGGCGGCGTTCATAAGCAATGTCATTGTCAACGTCTGCCAAGAGAGAACCGTCCAAATAAGTTTCTCCGTTAACCACAATCTTCTTGGCGCGGCTCTTGGAAACAAATCGCTCAAAATACAACTCATACTGAATCGGGTCAACCTTCGTGACTCCAATCAAATATAACACTAGAGAACCTGCTGCTGAACCACGGCCAGGACCAGTTGGAATTCCATTCTCATGACAAAATTTCAAGATGTCCCAATTCAACAAAACATAGTCAATAAACCCAAGCTCTTCAAACAAACTCAGTTCTGTTTTGACGCGCTCATAATACACTTGTGAGTTGTCTTTTTTGTCAATACCTTTTTCCAAGACTCCTTTATGACAAAGCTTGCGAAGAAATTGATAATTTGATGATGTGTTTGGAATACCCAAAGCATCATAATACTTTTGCTCGATAATGATTTGAGGAAGCTTAACTCCAGGGAGTGTTGGTTGCTCGTATTTTTGAAAGTTTTCGATCATTTTAGGTTTAAAAGTGTAAATACAATGCTATGTATGATATAAATGAAAAAATGGCTTATTTCTTTGGTTTCTTTTGGGGTGATGGAGGCATGAAATCTAATAATAAACCTACGATTCCAAAAATATGCATTGTAAAGGAAGATGCAGAAAATTTATACGAGACGTTTAAAGAGTGCTTTGAATTTTCTTATTCAGAATACGCCCAGCCTAATAGAAAACTTCGTTCAATTTTTTATTTTAAAAATAAGGGTTTAAAAACGTTTCTTTTAGAAATGGATGGTTTGAATAAATCTTATCTAGCTCCAACAAAAATTTTAAAAGCCATACCCATTCATTTGCATAAATATTTTTGGCGCGGATACGTTGATGCTGATGGTTGTTTTTATAAGAATAAGGATAAAAAGGGCGGCAAGTTTTCTTTTTCATCATCTATAAACCAAGATTGGTGTGAAGTCAAAAACTTATTTATTTCTTTGGAAATTGACAATTTTTCAATTTTTAAAAAGCAAACAGATAATGGCAATAGTTCCACTTTCGAAGTAAAATATGGCCCTGATATTAAAAAATTTGGCAATTTTATTTATGGAAATGAATTTGATGGAATAGGTTTGAAAAGAAAATTTGATAAGTTTATAGAAATTTCTAACTCTTTAGAAAAACTAACTTCAAATAAAAAGGGTATTTCTTTCCATAAAGGAATTAAAAAATGGAGAGCTTATGTAAAGCGTCAATTTTTAGGATGGTGGAATACAGAAGAAGAGGCTTATTCAGCTAGAATTAAATTTCTATCTCAAAAATCTGCTTCTGAAAAATAGCGAATGTCATCTCAATGTCCACTAATGCGTTATGAAGCTTGCTTGGATCATGGTCAATGTTGTAATGCTTGAGCAAGTGAGCTTGACTTGTTTTGATTCCTTTTTCACGATGGTTTAGCCAACGATACTGCCAGCAAATCAAGTCATCAGGGTCAACAGACTTGCACTCTTTAGCGATTGCCATTGCCATTGCTTTTGTATCAAGCACGCGATTCACATAATTGAAGTTGGAATCTAAACCCATTGCTCTCTGCCATGAATTGAGCATATAAACATCAAAGCCAAGAATATTTTGGCCAATGATTTTTGTTTTACTATCTTCAAGATGATTATCTAAAAGTGGACAGAACTCATCCCAAACTTCTCTAGGGCTTTTGGCGAGAGAACGATATTTGCCATAGTCAAATCCAGTAATCTTAGCGGCACCTTCGCTCATTTTCAAATCTGGCCAATAAATGTATCTCTCTTGACGAGAAACGATTTTTTTGCCAACAGCTTCAATCCACGCAATCTGCCAAGGTCTTGAATGTAAAAGATTCAATCCTTCCGTCTCAGTATCCAAGACGATATATTTTTGATTGAAATTAAATCTCAGTAAATTATCTTTCATTTTTAAAAGCCTCCCAAGAGAATGAATCGCTGCCACAGTGTTCTAAGTTTGGGCTAGAGAGCGATTGCTCTTTGCCAAAAGAACGATTGCATAAACACTTGTATGTTTGCCAAGCTTCAAAGTCTTTACGATTTTTGTAATAGATGGATTTTGTTTGCTGAATTTCTTCACCCTGCGCCGAAGCCCATTTTTCCACCTTGAGTTTTAAGATGTGATCAAAAGGCAAACTATTGTTTTCGACAAAGTAGGTTGCTTTTGTAAAGTTAAAGTTTGGCAAGCACTGTTTACCTCTAAAATTATTATTATAGATGAAAGAGTCGTAAAATGGAATGCACAGCATCAAATCGTTCGACCAATTGTTTTGTAAAAATACAGAGTCAACGAAGCCACCATTCTTGTTTGCTAGAGAAAAAATACGAATAAGGTTTTTGACACCATTATCATTTTTAGCGAATAAGACGATCTTGTGCTCGGATGATTTTTTGTCCTCTTCTGAGACTGAATTACAACATGAAATTCTCAAACCAAAGATTAGTTGAATATCGTGCTCTTTACATTTCTGATAAGCGTCCAAAAAACCAATCATTGAATCCTCAACCAAGAAGACTGATTTTAGTTTATTTTCTTGAGCAATCGAAATGATGCTGTCAGAACCGCCTTCTTTGGTTTCTTTTGGATGATCTAGTGTGAGTATTGATTTGCCAATACTATATGTGCTCTTGAAGAGAGGAATCATGCTTTAATCTAGCATGATACGTTCTACCTGTCAATTCCTTTATTGAAAGCAGGACAACCAGCATAGTGCATTATCTGGTATAAAAACTTGTCTTCTGGATATTTTTTAAGGTAATCATCAAACTCATCTAAGAAGCAAGACGTAATCATTGTGCCTTTCATGTCGCTGATTTTGTAATAATAAAAATCAAACTTGTATGGACAATGATATTTGGGATTGCCGTCTTTTTTTAATTCACCCTTTTTAGAAGCGAAACCACATTGAAGCGGCCCACTGAATGAGTTATCTTTTGGATAGTCTTGACGCGCTGCCAAATTTGAAAAGGCAGTTTGAATATTAAAATTATCCAAGTATTTTTGGATTTCGGTGAGTTCAGATTGAAACCCATCTAGCTCTTCTTCTGTTAAAGCTGGCATTCTTACAACACCTTTTTCTGTTGGCAAAAACTTTAAAAACAAGAATTCAGAGCGGCGATTTTTATAATCTGGAAACTGCTTTTTAACAGCTAGTGAATACATCAAGTCTTGCAAGTTGTTTTCGAGGTCTTTGCCCTTGAAAACTTCTTTGCTGCTTTTGAAGTCGCGAATAATAGCCAAGCCCTGCTTCTTGTATAAGAAAAGCTTGTCAATGAAGCCTTTGATTTTATAATCAAACTTGCCTTCTTTAACATCAATTTCAAAGTCTTGTTCGCTTAATGCTTCGGATGGTTTGCCACATTCTGTTCCAAAAAAGTCATATTGTAAACCTGCAAGCGTCATGTCGCAGATTTGTTTAATGTTTTCTTCGTCATTAATGCCTTCTTTTTTGGCATGTTTGCGAATCAATCTTTCAATAGCTTTACTAGCAAAAACATTTCTCTTTTTAATAATAATGGAAAAATGCTTCTTGTGGCGATTTTCGCCCAAGCATTCGAAAACCAAATGGCATACAGAGCCGCGCTTTGCTCCACTATTGCTTCGATCAGGAAGTTTCAAGTGATATGAACACCAATACTTCCAACTGCACGATTGAGCAGTTTTGATGCGACTTGCCGATAGTGATGTTCGATTTTTAGATTCCAAAGTTTAGTTGATAGTAAAATTTATTCGATTTCAGACCATGCTGCAAAAGTTTCAAACCAATCCTCTACGAATCTTTTCTCATCGCCAAAGATGGTTTTCATATTTTTCATGAACGCTTCTTTATTATTTAGAATCATTCCACAAAACTCTTCGACAGAGATTTCTTTTGGAAAAAAGAATGCCGTTGTTTCTTGTCTAATTGGCTGGCCAAATAAAGTTCTATTTTTAGGTTCGCTCATTTATTTTAAATTCCAAAGTTTTCTAGTTTTTTAAAAAATTTCTGTAGTTTTTTATCTTGGAAAGCATTACGATTAGCAGAGCAGTAATCTTTGTAATCATTTAATTTAGCTTCTTGAGAAGCGCTTGGTTGTTCATACCAATCTTTAAATGGCATTTCTTTCTGCCTCATCTCGCCAAAATCATTTGCCCAAGGTAGTTGCACTGATAGTTGCTCAAAGTCAAAAAATTGACTGAGTTTCATGTAGTTTTTCATTGCAGCAATCTTGCCATGATTCTTTTGCTTCTCATTGTCGTTATTTGTGGCGATAATGATCTTGCGAAGGTCTTTGGAGCAAAGATAGTTCAGCAGTGCTGGAGAGCAGTCCAATCCAAAAGTAACGAGGTTATGAGCGTAGCCTTCTTCTGTCAAGGCCAAGCTATCTCCAATGCTTTCTACTAAGATGACTTCCTTTTTCTCATCAATAAGAGAATCAACTGTTTGCTCTCTTGGAACAAATGCTGGATAAACCCATCGAGTTTTTGTGCCAACATGCTTCCACTTTGGAGCTTCGTTATTATCGTTGATTTTTCTGCCGCTAAAACCAAAAATCTCACCATCAGAGTTATAAACTGGAAAAACAATTCTTTGATACATTTGGCCATTACCAGCCAAACCGCACTGATAGAGTTTTTGCGTTTCTTCACTGATTCCACGCTTCTTATAAAAGGAAAAGTTTGGGAACAGCCTGTTTAAGCATTCTTTGGGGTAAATTTTATCCATTTCTATTTTTTCTTTCGCGATATAGTGGGCCTGAATCTCTTGATTAGTTGAGACATATTCTTTGATGATTTTGGGGTCTTTTGTTTGTAGCGTTAGTTCAACCAGCTTAACAAGCGGCATGGAAGAATGACCCTGCACATAGTCTTGCCATACTCCACTATTCTTATACACTTTAATCGCTGTGGGATTATCGCCGCCACGATACAAAGCTTTGGTTCTCCAATGATTGCCAAAATCCTTTAGAGTATAGCCAAGCTTTTCGAGCGAGTTTTTTATTTCATCAGAGTTCATCAAAGTCGGGAGCGGTGTTTCTGCCATTCTCTTCTGCGCCTTCTCCAATATCATTGAATTCAACAACATCGCGAAGATCACCTCTTTCAGTGATGCAGAAGTTTTTAAATTCCAAATTAATAAAGTTCTTGCGAAGAGTGTCTCCAACGCGCACTGGTTCAACTGCACCAGCAATATCTTTGCCCAAGTGTCGAGCTTTCACGTTAATCAATTTATGAGTGCCAAATCTAACGCCTTCATTTAGAACTTCATCCGTTGTCTTATTTCGCAAGATGAACATGTGAGAGCAGAATTGAGTGATTCGGTCAGATAAAGAAACAATGCTTTCATCGTCAATGACATTTTGTGAATTGCGATTATTGGTAATGCCAGAGCGATTGGATTGAACAGAAGTAATCATGGGAATTATGGGCAATCCATCATGCAAGATTTCTTTCTGCACGCAGCGCTTAAATTTATCAACCATCTCTCCAACCATTTGCCACTCTGTTTTGTTTGCGCCACCATTATCAGATGTTGTTTTGATGTAGTCGAAGCTAAAAATCATTCGATTGCCACGCCCAACCTTGGAGTAGTAAAAACGCTTTAGCGTGTTGATCATGGAATCAACATCCAATCCCCCAACATTATAATAATAAAATTGCATCTTCTTGACCTTTGCCCAAACAGACCGAACCTTATCAACTGTTTCTTTGCCTGCTCGCAGCCATTGACCACTTTCAATCAAATGCATTGGAACTCCACTAAGAGCAGAACACTGGCGCATAATGAGTTCTTCCTTGCTCATTTCTCCATTATCAAAATGAAGAACAGGAACATTATATTTCAAACTCACCTTGGTTGAGTAATCCATAGTAAACTGAGTCTTGCCGACACCAGATCGAGCAACAATGACGGTGATATTTCCTGGTCTAAGCAATGAACCATAGATGCTATTAATTTTTTCATGTGGTCCCATCATGCCGAACTCGCTAACAGGATTTGCGCCACGATCTTCAATCATTACCTCCATTTCATCATAGATGTTTTCTGGAGAATCGTTACCAACTTCATACTGATTGATGCGGCTGTTGTATTCTTTATCAGCTACAGAAATGATTTCTGAATAGGAGCTTTCTGCTGGCAAGCTTTTCATCTTCTTCGCAATGTTTTGCGAAGACTCGTAGATTTCTCGGCGGATAGTGTACTTCTTGAGTTCTTTGGCTGTTTTAATGAGACTGCCATCAGCAACCTTTCTCATGCCAAGACTCTTCACATATTCTGCCACATTCACTACATCATCGAATGTGATACCAAGATTCTGAACTCGCTGTGCGATGATTACATCGTCAATTTCTTCATGCGCTTCTAGTGCCTGACGAACAATTGTGAAGATCGTTTTATTTAAACTGTTGTCTTCACTATAGAAATCTTTTTCATTTATGAATGCAGAGATTTCAAAATAGTTCTCTGGCTTTTTAATGAGAGCCGCCAGCAATTGTTTTTCAAGTTCATAAGAGTATATCATGCTACTCTTACGATACTCAGCAATCAATCTTCGTCAACATCATCTTCATCATTTCTTCCCATTTCTCCAAGATTGTATGCGGTTTCAGCATCGTCTGAATTTTGAAGATATTTTTCCAAAGCTTTTCTCATGCCAAATTCAACCACTTGAGAATCATATTTACAGTAGATGACTGGAGTTCCATCTTCTGAAACATAAGCTAATAGCACACCCTTATACTTGTCCGCATTGCCGCTTAACTCATAAATTTGTTCGATAAAGTTTGAAGGCATTTCAAACTGAGGAATTTCCTTGATTTTATTCTTCGGCATACCTTATATTACAGATAAATTTCGTACGATTCAAAAAAATCTTTATTCAATTCCGAAACGCTATAAATTTCCACAAGCTTAATGCCGTTTATTTCGCAAAACTCAAGCTTTTTATTGTCTCTTTTTAATTGCTGCAAGAATTTATTTCTGCTGCCATGAAAGAAAGGAACAAATTTTGTGTGTTGCTGTCCTTGGACCTCGATTGCTATTTTTTTGTTGGCATTGTAAAAATCAAAAGTCATTCTTGTGTCAATGACTCTCAGTTCTTCAAATACAATGTCTTCACTCCAGTAAAGCTTCAAGAATCTTTTAACTTCGTCTTGAAATTTGCTACGAGTTTTTTTGCGCCAATTGATTAAATATTTTGACGCATTCTTGAGATATTTTTCTTTTCCGTATAGAGTTTTAAACCTCATTGGAAATCATTTTGCGAAAATATTCAATTAAAAACTTCAATAAAGCTGCATCATCCTCAACAGTTTTAAACAAGGAAGCCTCGCCTTGAATCTTAGCTGGAAACTCAAGAGAATTTTCAGCTAATAATTGCAGGAAGTCTTCGCTTGGAGAAAACCAAGCTCCGCTCTTATTAACAAGTTCCCAAGCAAGCAGTAGGTCAACAATCTCCTTTTCAATCCAGATGGATTTGCCACCTGTGCGACCATATCGAATAGGATATGGAATAGTGAGATTGGTTTTCTCGTTTGGAGACTTTTTGACTGTGACTTTGGCCCAATGTCCAATTGGCGGATTTTTTTCCAAGTCAATGCTTTTTTCGCTAGGATTTTTAAGAATAAGATCGCCTTTAAAGCGGGGTTCGAACTCAAGAATCCAGTTGGCAAAGTGTAGCAAGGCATTGCCTCCTGTAGCAGAGGTTTGGCGAATTGGTGCTTTTGAATATGGGTCAAGCTTGATGTCTGCTCGAACTTGAGAGATAAAGATTGCCATGTGACCGCGCTTTGCAAGCGCAATCGAAAGTTTCTTCATGAATGTCGCAGCAATCACTGCGCCACCCGCAACCTTTGAACTTTCCTCAAAGGATTTGTCCATATCATTCTTGGCAATAAGGCCATCAACCGCATCCAAGAGGAAACAGAATTTGATCTTCTCTTCGTTCTTGGAAACTAATTGTCTCATAGCATCAACAACAGTTTCATAGATGTTGCTCTCAAAAACAAAGCAAGTTCCAGCCACCCAATCTTCTGCTGAAAATACAAACTTGATGCCAGAACGCTTTTGCATTTCTGGAGAAAGGCGACCTTCTGCCTTGATGTAAAAGCCTTTGCTATTTGGAATATCAAGCAGGAAATTCTTCATCACTTCAAGAGCTTCGCTAGTTTTGCCACCCTCATTCATACCCACGAACCTGTGCAGTCCTGGACCAAAGCCGCCACCAAGTTGCAAGTCAAGCTGGAGTGAACCACTCGATACTTTATAATCTACTGTTTCTTCAAAGTTGTAGTGATCTTCCGCATTTTGTTTCAGGAAAGATTCAAGCACTTCGCTTGAAGTAATCTTCTTTTCTTCTGTGTCTTTAGTCTTTTTCATTTAAAAAGTCTCTAATGGTTCTAGGTTTACGTTCAATTAAAACTGGTTGATGCAATGGGTCATCTTTCAAGATGATTTGCGGTTCTCTACTTATACGAGATTCGCTGCTATAAATTTTGAATCTTTTATCCAAGTCTTGAAGGATTTTTGGCGCAAACAAAATAGCTAAACTATCTCCTTTAAAGGAGAAGCTGGTATCTCTTAAAAATTCTAAGCTATATCTTTCAACCAAACGAGCCAATAAAACATATTCTCTTTGCCAAAATTCTCGCTTTGATTTAGCGGGAATCTCGACAAATTTGGAGACTATAAGTTTTTTATTTGGTTTTTTCTGCGGCACAATTATATTCAGATATTTGCTTTACAGAATATCCATGATACTCAAACTTTTGCAAGAGAAAATGATGCATGATACCAGGATTAAATGTGTCTTGACCATGATAAAATTCATATTCAATATATGGAATAGTAAAATATTCATCTTTCATGTGCATTAGTGTTTTAACATCTAAACCTTCAATATCAATATATAAACGGTCTAGCGGTGGTAAATTTTTTAAAAAGTCATTAATATCAATACATTCGGCGTCAATAAAATTCACATTGGGATGATGATGTTTCAATACATGATCTTTATTTAAAGATGCATGTGCAGATTCTTCATCGCCCTCTGGAAAGTAAAATCTACAAGTTGTATTTTCCAAACCGATTGCTTTGTTAAATACTTTTAAGTTATTAACAAAACTATAAACTTTTTGAGCCTTTTCGCAGCATTTGGGCAGAGCATCAACAACAAAAAAATTCTCAATAACATTTTGGTTATCTTTGACGAAATCAAAAACATGATCGTCACAATTATTACATCCTATTTGAAGAATATTCATAAAATTAATTAATGTAAGGCCAACCTGAGTCTCGCGCAACCATTTTCTCAACAAGTTGCGAGAAAGATGTGTTTGGAATCCAGCCAAGCTCTTCTCTTGCTGGTGTCGAATCACCCCAAAGAAGATCAACTTCTGCTGGACGATAGAAAGCTGGATTAATTACTACAAGCTTTTGTTTCGTGTTTTTGTCAATAAAAACTTCATCTAAACCGTTGCCAATCCACTCACCTTCAATAGAAGCAGCTTCGAAGGCTAGTTCAATAAATTCTCTTACTGAGTGAGTTTCATTAGCAGAGAGAACATAGTCTTTTGGCTTTTCTTGATTAAGCATCAGCCAAACACCGCGCACAAAATCTTGAGCATCGCTCCAATCTCTTTTGGCGTCAACATTGCCAAGCTCCATTGGCAAGAAAGATTCGTCACTTTTTTTGGCGTTATAGATTCTTGCTACATTTTTAGTGATTTTTCGCGTTACGAACTCTTCTCCGCGACGAACGCCTTCGTGATTAAATAAGATTCCTTGAACAGCATAAATGCCATAAGACTCTCGGTAAACCTTTACCAAATGATGCGCAGCGCACTTAGAAGCGCCGTATGGCGATCTTGGACGAAATGGATGGTTGATGTCTTGTGGAGAATATGCAACATCTCCGAACTGTTCGCTGCTGCCAGCATTATAGAATCTAGTTTCTGGAGAAAGGTTTCTAATAGCTTCAAGACAATGAAGCACTCCCATGCAGTTTGTTTGCATGTGATTAATTGGCATCTTCCAACTATTGCCAACAAAAGAGTTTGCAGCGAAGTTGATGAAGTAATCTGGCTTGATTTCTCTAATTGCTTGATTAATGCTTTCCGCATCAGTAAGGTCCAACTCTAACAATTTAAATCTTTCGTGGTTCTTGATATTTTCAATGTTTTGATGATTTGGAACACTCAAGCGTCTATGCGCCCCGTAAACAAAGTTGTTTGGGTCTTTTAGCAGATGGTCTGCCATCAGCGAGCCATCTTGACCAGTAATACCAGTTATAATAATTGTTTTCATGATTTAAGTTCTGTAGTTTGTATATCGGGGAAAAATTTATTTTGTAAAGCCACTTTGCAATAATACCTTTTCATATTTAAATCGTCCACTTCTTTTGCGGAAATCTTTCCATAACGAGCTTCTTCTACAGCTTCAAAAGTTTTAAAATTAGCGTCAATTAAATTTTTAAATTCTTGAGAACGCACAATTTTAATATGTTGGTCTTCTGGTATTTGATTCAGGATATGTTCATTACATAAAGTTCTTGCGGTAAGGGTTTTTTCATTATTGAATATTTTGTGTTTAACCGCAAGGATGGCTAAATAATCATAAGCGTACCCCTCATCTACTAAAATTGTGATCATAATTGATAATATGTAATTGATGGATGATTGTAATTCCACTCATCTGCATTGAATAGTGGATGATTTTGTGGCTGAATAACTTGACAATGAGCGCCAACAGAAATAGCCAAGTGCATATCTCCAGTATTGCATCCAACATAAAGGCCCACTTTTCTCAATAAGCAAATATATTTACTCAGTTCCAAGTCTGTTAAAATATTTTCATATTTAATAGAAACTGGATTACTAGAGCTTTGACAAATAATTGGAGTTAAGCCATCAGAAATTAATTTATCAAATAACTGCTCATAACTATCAACCTTTAAGCTTCTTACTTCATGCCACTGTTTTGCACAATGCGGCACAAAAATTACTGGATTAATCTTATTGATAAGATAATTTGCAGTCCAAATTTCTGATTCTTGATTTGAATGTAAAACTAAAGGTCTATTATCTAATAATTCTGCATGTTGAAAAAAATTTCTTAGTTTTCGTGTAGCATAGTGACCCCCACCAAGATCGGGCAAATATTGATTAACGTCTTCTATTATAACATCAGCGATGCCATCAAATAAAATAGAAAACCTTTTTATTTTAGCAGGCAATGAAACAATTGGTTTTTTATTATTTGCAAGCAAGTGCTTACAAATACAAGTAAGTATTAACGTATCACCTAACCCCTCGGATGGACAAGATAATTTAATTAAATTATCCATGTTATAATTTTAATTTATGTTTAAGATAAGGGTATTCAAAGTCTTCGTGTTTCATGTGAATCTTGTGAGCGGGGTCTTGCCCACCGCCTTCAACATACCAATGTTCGTGCCAGAACTCATGGTTTCTCTTTAGTCGAGAGTCTAAATCTACATAACCAAAATGAACAACAAATGGTGAAACACCAAGCTCCAAGCGTTGTAGATCAGTTGTGGTTGCCATTGTTGAAACAAATTCTCCATCAGCATTAACCAAGTCACAACCATCGCTCATTTTAGTATTAATTGTGCCGTCTTGTTTTCTGGCCGCTTTACTTGGCGCACGATAAGCTTGTCCTTTATTGAAATATTGCTTGTTAGTAATTGAAGAATAGTGATTCCAATCTTTATAAAGATTCACAGATGCAACTGCTGCACACTGAACTGGACTAAGAGCAATTTGCATGGCTAAAATTTCCCACAGTGGTTTTTGCCACAATGGAATGTACTCATCGAGATCGAGTTGAATCTTAAAATCTTGCGTGCAAGCTTGAAGGGCGGCATTTTTAATCTTGCCATCAAGCCAAGGGTCTTGATATGAAAAATCGGTTTCTATAATTTTCCAGTTAGAAAAGTCTTTTAAAGTTTCTGAGATTGCTTCCTTTGTATTATCTACGGAAGTATTAACTGCGATGATTACTTCATCTGCAAATTTGCATGAATTTTGAACGCTGTTTTCCCAACCAACAAAGCCATGCTTGATGAGGTTAAATGCTGAATGATAAATGCTAAACATGTTTTTTGTAAATGTAATAAATTGCCACCATGACTGTTGCAGAAACTAGGCCACAAAAATAATTTACTATCCACCAAAAATCCCATCCAACACGCAAAAGGGTATATCCCATTGCTGAGACATACCCAATTATTGAAAGAATAAACATGCCAACGCTAACGTCTTGCACATTTTTTGTCCTCAAACTTTTGGAGATTTGAGGAATGTAGCAGACTGAGAAGCAGAACGTATAAATAACACCTAGAATCTGTTCGATCACTAGGATAATACGAAACAATAAAGAATTTTCTAATTAAATTCCCACTTCCTCTTCAATGTAATAAACATTGTCTAATAGAGGATTAAGAGCTAAAACTTCTTCTTGAGAAGGAAAGTCTTCTTCATTCAAAATAGCATCAGACATTCTGATTTCTCTTTCGGCCTGTTTGATATAAAAGGCTTCGATTGGGTCTTCACTGCTAGTGATTTCAGTAACAGTCTTGCCCTTCTCCCAAGTTCTACAAGCCCAATATCTAGCTTTCCATTTAGGACCAGGGTTGCTGTCGCATTGATGTCTTGCGCGGAAATTCTTGCGGCGTTCAGGGTCATCGCGTTTGATTTCCATGTTAGGGTCGCCAAATTTAACCATCACAGTGTTGCCTTTGTCGTTTTTAACATAAACGCCAAATTTCTTATTAGAGCCAGAAGGAAGTCTGAAAGGCTTATTAAGAGTTTTCTTTTCTGCTTCGGTATAGTCAATGTCTTCATTGAAGATGTCCATTTCTTCGAATAAAACACCAGCTTCGATTAGATTAATATGAGCTAATTGAAGCTCAAGGTCTTCAAAATCATAATAGTCGTGATTATGATCAAAAGCTTCGGAACCTTTGGCAATGTCGCCATCAGCAGCTTTATATGCATCTTTGACTTTTTCGCCACGCATCATTTTCAAGAAAGTATTGACGCGAGCCATTGCCCACTGCTGACGACTCTTGCCTGGACGATGAGTGGAACTAAAAGCACCCAAGCCACGGCGATAAACTTTCTTTAATTGAGAAAGAGAAACTTTACGGCTGTGCTTGGAGTTATGATCTTCAACTTTCTTTTTTAGAGACTCAGTGATTTTATCATTGAAAGTGATTTCGGCCTTAACAACTTCTTTTTTATCATCTTTCTCAAGATTTTTCTCAGCGCGTTCTTTAGCATCTGGAGTAGTGCCAGCAGAGCCTGGCTCATTCATTTTTGAACCCTTTTTACGCTCATCTGGCTTCGCAGGAGTTTGTGCGGAGCTTTTTGGTCCAGGGCGGTTCTTGGCCTCTAAAATCTGTTGAGAAAAATCTACTTCCATGTTTACTTTTTACACTTAAAAAATTATTTTTATCAACAATTAGTTAAGCTTCGCAAGACTTACACTCATTAAGGGAGCGAGCCAATAATTGACTTGGATTGCTTGATTTTTGGTAGTAAAAGCCTTTGATGCCTTGCTGCCAGCCAAAGATCATTAGTTTACTTACTTCTCCAACGGTTGTTGCTGGAGGAATCATAAGATTGAGGCTCTGACCTTGATCAATGAACTTTTGGCGTTGAGCAGCTTGGATAACAATTTCCTTTTGGGAGATTTCTCCAAAGGTCTTGAACACATCCTTTTCGTGATCTGTCAAGAAATCAAGATGCTGAACTGAGCCGCCATTTTCCAGAATGCTCTTCCAAACTTCTTGGTCGTCTTTATCTTTTTGCTTCAAGAGTTCTTTAAGATATGGATTCTTGTATGTGAAAGAGCCTTTGGCAAGTTTCTTGACATAGTAATTGGAGTTTTGAGGCTCAATACCTTGAGAAACTTGACCAAGAATAAAAGAAGAAGAAACTGTTGGAGCAATAGCTAAACGAGTAACCATTCTTTCGCCATATCCTTTGAGCATTTCTGGCTCACCATATTTTTCAGCCATTTCTTTGCTTGCCTTCAAGCTTTTTTCTGAAATGAGCTTGAAAACGCTTGCGTTCAATAGTTTGGCTTCCATGCTTTCCCATGCAATGTTTTTGGCTTGCAAGAGAGAATGCCAACCTAAAACTCCAAGACCAACCGCTCTCTGCTCTTTTGCAAACTTATTAGCAGCAGCCATGAACGGCATATTTTCAGTCTTACGAATGTATTCTTCGGTCACAGTATCAAGGAAGTAGGTCAATACTTCAACAGCGTCAGTGTCCTTCCATTCATCGTAATGCAATAGATTAATGCTTGAAAGCACGCAAACAAACGAAGTATCCTTGTCAGAAGAAAGATTAATCTCATTACAGAGATTGCTGGCATAAATTTTTACGCCTTTGTCTTTATAAACTGCTGGCGCTTGCTCATTTGCGTTGCCAGTGAAGTGAATATATGGATAGCCACTTTCAAAACGCTTCTTGATAACTTGGCCCCAAATTTTGAGCTTATCTTTGTCTTTGTTCAAAAGACCTTCCATCCATTCGTTTGAAATGCAAACACCAATGCTGAGTTCTTGGATTGGATGTCCTTCGCTACGAATACGAAGAAACTCTTCTAAATCTGGATGATCAATATCCAAATACGCTGCCATTGAACCACGGCGGACATTGGATTGAGAAACAATGTTGGCTACCTTGTCAAAGAGTTCCATGAAATGAACGCTGCCACTTGATGTTCCGCCAGAACTAATGGTTGCGCCTCTTGGACGCAGCTTGCCAAAATAAGCAGATGTTCCAGCAGCGTTCTTTGTCATCATTCCAATTTCAGCATTCTTATACAAAATGCTATCCATTGTATCGTCAATGAATGAGCCATTGCATGAGCAAGGTAAGCCTCTTTCAAGACCATAGTTTGCCCATACTGGAGAGGACAAACTAAACCAGCCACGCGACATGTAATCTTCGAACTTGTCTGCAAAGCCTCTGATCTTCAAATACTTTTCGGCAGTTTCAGCAATTTCTCTAACTCTTTCTTCTGCGGTTTGATCTTCTCTAACGTAACCGCGAGCAAGAAATTCGCGGGATTTTTGATTTAGCCAGTAGTATTTTGTCATTTTAAACGAGTTCTTCTAGTTCGAATGTTTTATTTTTCTTTGCGTAGTCAACAGGACGTTGGTAGAAAAAGTCAACAGCATTGTTTGCCAAGACTTCTTCATCCATCCACTCATAGTCTCTAGCAAGCGTTTTGTCAATGGTAAATAAGGGTTTGAAACCAATCTCTTTCAAAGAATCATTGATTCTATTTTTCACATACTCTTTGAGAATATTAGCATTCATTCTTTGTGCGCTAAAGTCGCCAATAATCCAATCAATAATCTTGGATTCTGCTTTGAAAGCTTCTTCTGCTTCGTGCAAGATTCTTTGCTCCAAATCAGCATCGAAAAGCTCTGGACACTCTTTGCGAATCACGTTCACAAGTTTCATGCCAACTTTAGCATGAATGAGTTCTTCGTTCTTGGTATAGGTGACTTGTTGAGTTGTGTCTTTTAGCACATTGCGATAACGCCCGAACCAAAGAATAATGTAAAATTGAGAAAACAAAGAAACATTCTCAATGAAAAGAGTAAAAAGAATGAGTGCATAAACATATTGTTTACGAGAGTCTTTGTAGAAACGATGAGTGTATTTGCGAAGATAGTTGACACGACCAGACACAACATCAAGCTTGAGATTTTCCTCAAAGATTTCTTCCATATCAAGAACTTCAAGAAGACGCTGATAAGCATTGTTGTGAATCACTTCCACTCCAGCCATCACATAACCAAGATCAGTGAGTGATGGGTGGGGAAGATTGTCTCCGAGCTTGGCCCAAAACTTTTTAACCGCCACTTCGATCTGACCAATGGCAGAAAGCGTGCGAATAATAACTTCTTGCTCTTCTTTGCTTAGATTTACTTTGAAATCTTGAAGATCACTGGAGAAGCTAAATTCTTTATGCGTCCAGAACCCTTCGTGCATTGCTGAAATAAAATCTTGAACCCAAGGATACCGATCTGGCTTGCGCGAAATTTGCTCGTCGAAAATAGTCATACGATATATTACACACTGGTTGGTCGCTGTCAAGAATTTTGAAACAGAAAAATTTCTCAAACTTTTTTCACATTTTTTGAAAGAAATACCCCCTCTCCCTTCGTATCCCTAGCGTTCTTTCCTTGCCGAACGTAAATAGTCCTTAAAATAATATTTATACTAAAGTTTCTTTAAAGTATATATCGTATAAATATAGAAAAATCTTCTTGACAGAAGATGTTTTCTGGAAGAAGTTGAGATATGGTTATCCTCAAAAACTTCAAACAAAAAATCTTCCTTGTCCAAAGTGGCGATTGGGAGTGTGTAGTTAACGCAGAAGACGTTACAGATGCTTGCTCAAAAGCACTAGAACAAGCAATGGCTTGCTACAAAGAAGCTGGTCTTGAAAATATCAGTCTTGGTTTTTTAATGTCTTGTCAAGAAATTCAGGAAGATTTAGAAAATATTTCGTATGTTCATACAGCGGCTATTTTAGCAAACAATGGCCACTACGAACTCGCTAAAAATTTAGATAATGAATTTTCCTGACCTGCTTTATGTTGTTGATCAAGATTCAAATTTATCCCATCCTGCCCATGATGGCGATGTTGGATATGATGTAGTTGCAGCTTCAAATCCAAAAATTGTTGGTGAATGTTTTGAAGACACCAACATTTACAAAAGAATTGATTACATTGAGTATGATTTAAACGTCAAGGTTGACGGCTTTCAACCAGTCAATTCGCCAAATGAAGACATCTACACTCTTGTTTTTCCAAGATCAAGCGTGAGCAAATATAACTTGCTTTTAGCAAACTCCATTGGAGTTGTTGACTCTGGTTTTCGATCTACAATTAAAGTTAGATTTAAGTATATCATGCAGCCAGAAGATTTAGTATTTTTTGATAATAAAATTCTCTGTATAGTTAATGAAAATAAAATTTATCAAAAAGGTGATAAAGTTTGCCAATTAGTATTTCAAAAGCATTTTCACCCATCTATTGAATTTGTTGAAGAGCTTGAACAAACAGAAAGAAACGAAGGAGGCTTTGGCAGCACTGGCTTATGATTATTGGAATTTCAGGAGTAGCCCGAAGTGGCAAAGACACTCTTGCCAACAACTTTGTAAAAATTTTTAAACATCTTGGCATCAAAGCCAAGAGATATGCTTTTGCAGATGAGCTAAAGAGAGAAGTGCGACCATTTCTTAAAAAGAAAACTGGATTAGACTCCTTCACTCAAAATGATGACGAAAAGAAAATGATTCGTCCATTTCTTGTTGCTTATGGCACGCATATTCGCAGAGCGCTCAATGAGAACTGCTGGATTGATACTCTTTCTTCATATTTAAAAAATAACGAAATCGCAATCATTTCTGACGTTCGATACAAGAACGAGGCTGATTGGATTCAAAAAAATGGCTTTCTTATTCATATTGCGAGGCTTGACAAAGAAAACAATCTCATCAAACCAGCAAATTCAGAAGAGCTTGAAAATGACCCTATTCTACAAGCACAAGCCAACTTGTCTTATGTTTGGCAAACAGTAGAAGAAAGCAAGGAAAAAGACAATCCATTCTCGCTTTCTGAATATAGCTGGGCTATTTTTGAACAATGCTTCGACTCGGAGGAAATCACACAATGGCAGACGACTTATCCCTTATCGAAGAAATCAAAATAAATAACAACGAAAGTTGTTTAAAAGAATTGATCGCAAAACACTCTGGAATTTATTTACAGATTGTTAACCAAACAATTTCTGATCAGTCAAATATCAATAAAAACGATATTATTGACGATAAAGACCTTTTCATCTATGAGAAGGCTCTAAAGTTTGACCCCAACAGAAGAATCAAGTTTTCAACTTATTTAGGCAACGAAATAAAATGGAAATGCTTGAATATTCATAACAAGGTTAAAAAGTATGAATACTGTGATGTTGGTGATTTGTCTGAACATTTAGTTGACAAAGATTATATTGGCGAGTATATTAACCAAGAAATCATCTCACTGATTTATGATAAGGCAGACAAATACCACGATGAAAGGGTAAGAAAAATTATTCAAATGCGTTATAGAGATTGCAAAAAGAATAAACTAACACCGTGGAAAAGAATTGCAAAAAAATTGAAATTATCAATACAAGGATGCATTAATATTCACAATAGGTTCATCAAGGAAATTAAACACGAATTAAACAATAATTAAACACGAATATGGTAAATAAAACAATTCTCTACGGCTTTTTGGTCGCTGACCCCGAAGCTCGATACACAAAAACTGGCAAGTGCGTTTGCAATCTTCGCATTGCTCATCGCGAAAATTATAAGGATGAAAACAAAGACCCTCTTTATATGAGCGTTGATGTTTGGGATAAACAAGGCGAAATTTGCGCCAAAAATCTCAAGAAAGGTTCTAGTGTTATTGTTGATGGTCGCTTGGCTACCGATACTTACGAAAACAAAGAAGGTAAGAAAACTACCAAGACCTTTATTGTTGCTGATCGTGTTAACTTTGTTCCTCGATTTGAAAAGTCTGAAAAGACTGAAAGCTCCCCGACACAAAAAGAAAAGAAAGTCGCGCCAAAGAAGATCACAGCCACAGTTGAGGAAGAAGAGTCTGGGACTGGCGGTGAAGAGGGTGATGACATTCCATTTTAATTATGCAATTAATTGTTGAAGCTCCAATTAATTCCCTTTCCTTTGGAAATGTGGCAATTAATCTACTGCGCGAGATGTGGCGCAAAAATATGCAAGTTGGTCTTTTCCCCATTGGAAAAGTTGACCCATCTGCTCACAATCTTGAACCAGAGTTCTCCAATTGGCTTCAAAACGCAGTTAATAATCGGTTCTTATACTTGAAGAAAGAAGTGCCAAGTTTGAAACTTTGGCATCTAAACGGTAGCGATAATCGCAAAACTGAAAAGCAATATTTAATTACTTTTTACGAAGCGTCTCAACCAACATTTGTTGAAAAAGCCCTCTCCAATCTACAGACAAAAACTCTATTTTGTGGAGATTATGCCGCAAATGCCTTTAGGAAAGAAGGTTGCGAAAACATCGCCTCATATAAACTTGGATTTGACCAAACCTTTCATGTCACTGGTAAAAAATACTTGCCAGAAAGAATTCACTTTGGACTCATGGGCAAGTTTGAAAATCGCAAACATACTGCTAAAATCATTCAAACTTGGCTAGAAAAATATGGTAATAATCCACGCTACTTGTTAAGTTGCTGCGTTACAAATCCATTCTTGCCGCATGAGCAAATGAAGCAGATTTATGATTCTGTTCTTGGAGGAAAGAGGTATAGCAACATCAACTTCTTGCCATTCCTTCAAACCAATGCGGAAGTCAATGATTTTCTCAATGCTATTGACATTGACCTCACTGGCTTGAGTGGAGCAGAAGGTTGGAACTTGCCAGCTTTCAATGCTACTTGTTTAGGTAAGTGGTCAATTGTCTTGAATGCAACCGCTCACAAAGATTGGGCCAATGAAACCAACACTATTCTTGTTGAACCTAATGGTATGATTCCAATTTATGATGGAGTTTTCTTCCGCGAAAATGACATGTATAATCAAGGAAATATGTGGAATTGGAGTAAGGAATCTGTGATTTCTGCGTTTGAAAGAGCAGAGCAAAAAGTTGGAACAGTTAACGAGGCTGGCATTCAACTCTCCAAAGAACTAACCTACGAAAACACTCTTAACCAAATCATCTCTCACCTATGAAAGAAGACCTAGTATTAGAAATCCAAGCGCCTGGATATAAGAAAAACGAAATTCAAATCGAATTCGATAACCGCTACTTAATCATTTCAGCAAATAGCGAAAAGTATGGTTCGAGTTATCTTGCAGAAACTATTCCTCAAGCTTATGAGATTACCAGCACTTCTGCTAAACTTGAAGATGGCATCCTAGAAATCAGGATTCCTCAAAAGCCAAAAGAAACAAGAGTTGTTCAAATTCAATAATAAGAAAAGCGGGTTGAAAAACCCGCTTTTTTGTTTTAAAATGGTTATGCCGCTATACTGCTATCGTAACCCGCAAACTGGTGAAGAGATTGAAATCATTCAAAGAATGAATGACATTCATGAATTCGTTGATTCAAATGGACTAAAATGGGACAGAGTGTTTTTTTCGCCCAATGCAAGCATTGATACAAAGATGGATGCTTTTAGTCAACAGAAGTTTGTAGAGCGCACAGCGGCCAAGAAAGGTTCTTATGGAGACTTGCTTAATTATAGCGCAGAAATGAGTGCTCAACGAGCAGAGAAAGCTGGCGGTGTTGACCCTGTTAAAAAGCAATACTTGGAAGACTATTCTAAAAAGAGAAATGGTGCAAAACACGCCTCAGAGCAACCTAAAACCATTGAGAGCAAAAACATTAAGGTCGAATTATGAACATCCCTAAGTTTACTGATAAGGGTTTTTATAAAACAAAAATTCCAGAAAAATCATGGCAAATGATTCAAGAGGTTTTGGCCAATCATATTAATGAGCGAGTTCCAGAATATTCTGATACCCTAAAGCCAGACTTAAAAGGGTGGATTAAATCAAGTCAATTTGAAGTTGCCACAGACCTACTTTGCTTGCAGAGATTTCCAGAACTTAAAAAACAAGTTATACTAGAAATGTATGATGCTCTTTCATCTTGGTCGGGTGCAAAACTAAACCCCAAAGGAATCATTTACGGCATTCGCTTCTATAAGAATGGGGCCACTTTAGGAATGCATGTGGATAAAAAAGAAACGCATCATATTAGTGTAAACATGAGCGTGGCATTAGATGGGCAACCTTGGCTATTTGACATTGTGGACCATTCTGGAGTTGAGCATCAAGTTTTAATAGAACCTGGAGAATGTGTTTATTATGAATCTGCTCTCTGTCTTCATGGACGTAAAACATCGTTTAACGGCAATTATTATGCCAACATGTATTGTCACTTCACACTAGAATAATGTTTTTTTCGGTCTATAAAACCATCTTTGTGCATATTCCTAAAACTGGAGGTTCCAGTTTAGAATTTGCTATTTGTAAAAAACATCTTCCAGAAAGCTCCAACTTAAACGAAGACTCTTATAAGATATTCACCATCAGAGGCGCAATGTGTTGCATAGAAAAAAACACGCCTCGCGGACACCCTCATAGTTATATTTCAGAGTATCACAAATTCTTACAGATTAATTCTTATTTAAAATTTACTGTATTAAGAAATCCATTTGATCAGGTTACTAGCCTATATAACCAGATGAAATCGTCCATGAAGATTCCTTCATTGGAGCACTTCATCTTATCAGATGAAAAGAACTCATTTCAGAATTTAAATCACTACATTAATCAATACGAATACACTCACCTTAATGGTGAACTAGCTATTGATAAAGTATTTGTTTTTGATCGTTACCATGAAGCGCAGGATTTTGTAGAAAAACAATTTGACTTAAAAATTGAAAGAGATAAAAAACTTTGGGCCACAACATATACTGGAGAGTCTTGGTCCAAAGAAATGAAGGATAAATTTACTTCTGTTCATTATCAATCTATTGCTTTATATCATAGATTTTTGAAACAGTAAATTTACTATCCTATATGAATCTCGCCTTCTACAAGCCAAATAGCAAAAATACTGGTTGCGCCTTTTCTTTCCAACTATCTTCCAAAGGACAACCAACCGTTTATGTAAACGGTATTCAACAATTCTCTTGGAATGAGCAAACAAAAAATGGATCATTTTCTGGCAACCAAAAGAACCCTGAAAAGACCATAGCCATTAAGCTCAACGAAAATGAGATTGGTGGATTGATTCATGCAATTCGCACTTATGGCGAATGGAAAGCTTTTCACTCATTTGAAGAAAATAAAACTCAAATCTCTTGGACTCGATACAAAAAGAAAGATGGCGCAGATGCCTTCTCGTTCTCTGTTTCTCGCAACGGCAATCAAAAATTTGGCATGGGTGTAGAGCTTTCAGAAGCAGAAGCTCTAAGAGTGTTTCTTGAAACCTGCCTAGTTAAAATTTTTGAATCAAAAGCCCAAGCCTCAGAATAACATGAGAAAAAAAAGAATTCTATTTCATACTAATTTTTCGCGACTCTTTACTGGCTTCGGGAAAAATAATAAAAACATTTTACGCAAACTGCATGAAACTGGCAAATATGAACTCATAGAATTCGCTAATGGCTTGCCTTGGGATGCGCCAGATTGTAAGTTTCAACCTTGGCAGTGCTATGGTTCCATGCCAAATCCAAATGTCATGGCACAAATTAAGGGAGACGCTGGAAAAGAAAGAGCGGCCCATTATGGTGCTTACGGCATTGACAATGCTATTGAAAAATTAAAGCCAGATGTTTATCTTGGCATTGAAGATATTTGGGCCTTTAATGGTTTTTGTGACAAGCCTTGGTGGAATCACATCACCTCAATCATTTGGACCACGCTAGATTCGCTTCCAATCCTTCCTGACGCTGTTGATGCAGCGCCAAAGGTCAAGAACTATCTTGTATGGGCCTCGTTCGCAGAAAAGGCTTTAAAAGAGATGGGATATGGCCATGTGAGAACACTCCCTGGAACTCTCGATGTCAACCAGTTCTACAACCTTGGTCCAAAAATTAAAAACGACCTGAGAAAAAAATTCAATATCAAAGATAACTTTATTATTGGGTTTGTGTTTCGCAATCAGCTTAGAAAAAGCGTCCCAAATCTTTTAGATGGTTTTTGTGAATTCAAAGCAAAAAATCCAGAATCAAAACCCAAGCTATTGCTTCATACTCACTGGATGGAGGGATGGGATATTCCAAGACTCTTGAGAGAAAAGAATATTGACAATTCTGATGTTTTAACAACATACTTCTGCAAGAATTGCCGCCAATACGAAATTAAGCCATATCAGGGCCAAGACTTGAACTGTCCATACTGCAAAGCTCAAAAAAGCGTTTCCACAACCAATATTGTTCATGGAGTCAATGAGGCTCAATTGAATGAGGTTTATAATCTTATGGATGTTTATTGTCATCCATTCACAAGCGGAGGACAAGAGATTCCTGTTCAAGAAGCCAAACTCGCTGAACTCATCACGCTTGTTACAAATTATTCTTGCGGCGAAGACTACTGCACAGATGAGAGTGGAGGCTTGCCCTTGGATTGGTCAGAGTATCGTGAGCCAGGAACTCAATTTATTAAGGCATCAACCAGTGCATTTAGCATTTGTAAACAATTAGAAAAAGTTTACAATATGAAGCCTGAAAAACGTGCTGAAATTGGCAAAAAGGCCAGAGATTTTGTAATCAATCATTGCTCTATTGAGGTTGTTTGCAAGCAATTAGAAGAGATGTTTGATAATGCGCCTTTTGTTGAAGATTGGAGCATTCAAGAGAGAGTTAAAAATCCCAACTATCAACCTCCAAATATTGAAGATAATTGTGAATGGATCATTGACTTATACAAGAATATTCTTGGAGAAACAGTTGATCGCAATCATCAAGGCTGCTTGCATTGGATTGAAAGGCTCAAATCAGACCTTAATAGAGAGCAAGTTTTAAATCATTTTAAAAATACTGCTGCTAAAATTGAACCCAAAACAATTGATATTGGAGATGTTTTGGATAAAGATGATGAAGGAAAAAGAATTGCTGTTGTTATGCCTCAATCTGCTGGTGACGTATTAATGGTGAATGCGTTGCTAGAAAATTTGCAAGAACTTTATCCAGACCATCATATTTACTTTATTACGCTGCCACAGTTTTTTGAGATTGTAGATGAGCATCCATGCGTTCACAAAATTTTACCATATTCGCCAATCTTTGACAATCTTCTTTTCTTGGAAGGGCAAGGTGAGCACAAAGGATATTTTGAACTAGCGTTCTTACCTTTCATCACAACACAAAGACATTTTACCTATCAACATAATGGAAAAGACCGAACTCAATTGCAATTTCATTAAAGAAGGATGCAAAACTTCACACTATGTCCCTAAAGGATGGGGATATGAAAAATGGTTAGTAAATCGCGATGATTATTGCGGCAAACTTCTTTTTCTTTTTAAAGGAAAAAAGCTTTCTTGGCATTACCACGAAAAGAAAACTGAAACCTTCTATGTGAACAAAGGCTCTGTTGTTCTTTATTATGGAACTGGCAACGATATAAATGCAGCTATCATGCAAGAGCTTTATGAAGGAGATATTTTTCATGTTCCAGTTGGTTTGCGGCATCGCCTATTAGCTTTGGAAAATTCAGAAATTATTGAGTTTTCCACTCACCATGAGGATAGCGATTCTATTCGCATTGAAAAAGGAGATTAATATGAGTCATTTAATACAAGAATACGCTAAAAGTTTAGGGGTAAAAATCGGCAAACCAATTTTCCCCACCCACTACATTCCTGTGATTGACGATAAATATATCACGGTTCATGTGGATAACAAAATTGACTCAAAATTTTATGAGTTCTTTCCAGAAGTTATTGAGCTTTTGAAGAATTTGCTGCGACCACTTGGATACAAAATTTATCAAATTGGCGGCGGCGATGATCCTCAGTTGCCTCTTGTTGACAAAGCTTTCCTTGGTTTCTCCAGAAAGCAAACATCATACATTGTTAAGAATTCAAGCCTTCATTTGGGAATTGATAGTTTTCCTGTTCATCAAGCGAGCGCTTTTGATGTGCCAATTGTTGTTCTTTACTCTCACATTTATCCAAGCCATGCCAATCCGTATTGGAGCACTCCAAGCAAAGTTCGCATCTTAGAGGCTGATCGCGGTGGCCGTAAACCAAGCTACACTTATCACGAAAAGCCCAAATCAATCAATACCATTAAGCCAGAAGATGTTGTTAAAAATGTGTGTGAATTGTTAAATGTGCCATACACAAAAAGCATCAACACCAAATTCATTGGCGAACTTTATTCACAAGCTGTTGTTGAAATCATTCCAGACTTTTATGGCTTTGCCGAAGAATTAAAAAATAGACTCATCAATATCAGAATGGATTATTTTCATAATGAAAACAATCTACTTGCTTGGTGCTCAAACTATGCTTGCCACGTTATAGCGAGTCAACCAATTGAGACTAATCTCTTAGCTCAGTGCAAAAACAATATCAAAAAAATCACTTTTCAAATCCAAAACACAAAAGACTTTTCCAAAGAATATTTAGAATCAGTCAAGAACTTGGGTTTAGATATTTCTTGTTCAACTAAAAATAAAGAAGAGTTAGCAGAGATTCGTAATTTTTATTTTGATTTTAGAGTTGAACTTGACGAACCACCAAATCAAGAAAGAGTAAGTGAGCTATCTCAAATTCCAAATTTGAAATTTTTGACCAAAAAGGATATTTTTTCCAGCGGCAAGCGTTATCCTTCCAAAGCTCATGTTGATTGTGATCAAGTTTTTGTTGACAGAGCATCAGATGTGATCTATAATGAATCATTCTGGACAGATTTAGATCACTATTTTATTTATGAATCCTAACAAATACAAGCGTAACGAAATGGGCCTTATCGAAGGCGTTGAATATAAATTCAATGAAGACGGCTCAATTAACTGGCGAGCAATGATCAAACCAGAGCATTTATATCCTAACAAGGATTGGTTTGAAACTCGTAAAATGCAAATGCCAGATTCAATTGAAGGTCTTGGTGATCATCAGCTTCTTATTAAGCTTGCAGGCATCAAAGAACTAGCTCGTTTTCGTGGTCTTGAAACTGTTCGTTATACAATTAACACTGTATCTTCAAATTACGCAACAGCGGTTTGCGAAATTCGTTGGATGCCAAACTATGAAACAAATGGAATTTCCCAAATTTTCAGCAGCACCGCAAACGCCACGTTTGACAACTGTTCAGGCTTTGGCATTAAGTTTCTTGAGACTATCGCTGAAAATCGCGCTTTTGTTCGCGCTGTTCGCAATTATCTCAATATTCATATTGTTGGTGATGATGAAATTGATAAGTCTAAAAACAAGGTCGCTTATGAGGAAAGCGAAGCAATTGTTCAATCGCTAACACCACAGAACGCTCTCAAGAATGCAGCTAAACAAAATCTTGGCTGCGCAGATTTTGAAGCTTTCAAAAAGCATTTGAGGAAGATGTGGAAAGACGAAACCTATAAGAATGAAGAGGCTGCAAATTGGAACTCTTTCGAAGATATTCCAATTAAAGAAAGCCGTAAGCTATTGTCCCTTGTGACAAAATGATTGAAAAAGTCATATCTGCTCAAAAGTTTGAAAAAGCTTTCAGAGATTTAGAGTCTATTTTTAAAGAGGAAAACTCCAAATATGGACACGCATATTTGCCGATCAATCCTCAATGTGTCATTGATTCATTTGCTCATCCAGCGTTACTAAATAATAGTATTCACTGTTGGGCAAATTTTGAAAATAATCAAGTGGATGGCTTAATTATGTTTATGGATGGTATGCATCCATTTTTAGGCAAAAGAATGTTTACTGAATATTGTTGGGTTAGTAAAAATCCAAAAAAATCATTTGCCTTATACAAGACAGCAATTAAATTTGCCCAAAAAAGAGGCATAGAATATGTTATCATGAACTGTGTTGAAAACTATCCAACATCTAATAAGTTAAAGAAAATTTATCAAAAAATGGGTTTTAAAAAAGATTCAGAATCGTATATCAAAAGAATATGAGAAAAACAATCGCAAAACAACTTAGAGCAATCACTAACGCAGAAGATAACGCTATCAACAAAAGAGTTTATAGACGTTTAAAGAAGCAATACAACAAGGTTCCAAAACATGCACGAAAAGACTTCATCGAAGCAACAAAGCAATTCTACGAATTGGTCCAAAAACAATCTAGGGAGCCTGTGGCTGAAACAGGGCAAGAATAGCAAATATCTATCTGGTAAGATAGTGCTGCAAGACTCAAACGGAGAAACAATCACTCAAAATATTATTGTTTTTAAAAACAAGTATAAAGAAAAAGACAATCATCCAGATTATGTAATCTTTAAGCCTTTTGAGGCAAATCAAAACTGATTACATTTTATAATTAAATCTATCAAAGTCTTCTGCGTAAACTGATTGAACTATTTTTTTTAGTTCTTTCGTCCATTTAATATTTTTTTTCTCAATTGGTTTTCTTTCGAGTCCAAATTCTAGCGGACCATATTTAGAATTTAAATAGTCAAAACATTCATTTATTTTCTCGTAATGAAAGATTTTGATTCTGTCTTCATAACCTTTAACAAAGGAACTCTGAGTCTCTAAGTGACCATCAAAAATGTATTTTCTCTCTACTTGGTCCAAGTTTGGAATTAGTTTAATAAATTCTTTAAATGTTGCGTGTTTGAGTTTGAATAGCCATTCGTTATTCTGAATATAGTTATATTCAGAAACCAATCTATCATAGGGGTTTCGAACAATTGTAAATAGTTCAAGATCGGCTAAGTCAATTTCATGTGATAGTTCTTCGCATGTCAAGTGCTGCGGACAAACGCAATAGTGTTTGAACTTATATTCATTATAGAAATTATTAATAGTTTTCATGCCCAAAGCTGTTTCAATTGTGGTTCCAGCAGTTTTCGGAATATGTATAAAAGCTAATTTTTTATCTTGACAAATAGGCATGAGAATATTCTTTGATGAAGTTTGATTTTGCGATTGGCTCCAAACAAGGACCGATGAAATGTATCAAAACATCTGAGTCTTTTATTTCAGGATTGTACCTAGATTTGTTTTGATCTATGGCGGAATGAATTTTTACCTTACTATTAAAAGTAACATATTCGGTTAAATTATAGTTGCAAAAATAGTAATTCATGAATGCTTGCTCAAAAAAGTATTCACTTGGCCACGATTTCATCAGCCAATTGACATTATAAAAATGCTCTTTCATCAACTCGCAGTTCATGAATAAAAACTGACCAGCATTAAATGGCATTTGTTGATTTTCACATATTCTCTTATAGAATACATCGTCTTTCACTATGCCGTGATATTGACCCAAGTGAGAATCTAATTTAATAATTTTTTCGCTATATGCTGTGTATAGTTTGCCGTTCTTGATTTCAAGATCAAATACTTCATTGATATTTTTAATAGCAATCACATCGCTATCAATAAAAAGAATTTTTGCGAATTCATTAACTTTATCAAAATCATAAATCTTCGTTTTATTTTTTGAGATTTCAACGCCGTCAGTTGAGTCATCTACTGTGTGAAAATGATAGTTAATACCCCTTAATCCGTCTAAATTTCTAATTTTAGATTGCCAAGATTCGGGGCATATAAATAAAAACTCAAAACTCTTTTCGCTTGCTAAATCAACAATCGAATTAATGGAAGTGTCTAATAAGTTTAGATAATTTAAATCTCCGCCAACAGCATAGTATATTAAATTTTTAGTTCCAACCGTTTCTTTTGAGCAATTTTGAATTTTTGAGAAGCGAGCGTCTAGTATTTTTAAAACGGTTTTTTTGCCAAAATCGCTATCATCATAAAAAGAGTTTTCATTCTTTCTTAAATAGAACTGAATGTTCTTGGGTTTTTGGCCATTAAGCCATTCATATTTATCGCTTCTTCTAAATTTTTGAATTGACCCATCTTTGTATTCTACGATTAATACCAAAAATGCACATTTGTCAAATTCTTTCTTGGGCATTTGAAAATGATCTTGCCTAATTTTGCTAGGGTCTAAAAATAAATCTTCATAATCATGATCGCTATACCATACTCTTAAAGAGGCTTTATTAATTTCTTTTAAGTTTAAATTCGCAAAAGGAATCAATTTTATCATTTTATGGATAAGCGGCTGGTTTAATTAATTCAATAGCATCTATACTAGCTGCCCATCTAGTATTTTGGCCGCTAACTCCGCTGCCAAAAATACAAAAAACATCACTATAGCTTCCTGTATTAAAACTGCCTGTTACAGAAAAGACCGCTTTACCAGCGTTTTCTAAATCGGTTCCTATTGATTCAATATGATGGATTCTTTGATAGCCTGTATTGGATGCAAGGGTGCTAATGACTGCTTTTCTCATATATTGAGAAAGATTAGCGTCTTCATCTACACCAAGAACTTTAACTGTAAGCATCATGATTTTATCGGTTTGGTTTTCTAAAATATTAAAATATAAACCTGCACCATCCATAGATAAAACTGAAACTCCAGAATCATAAGTAGTAGCGTTTAAAACAAACTGAATATTTTGACAATCTCCATCGGCACTAAATTTATCTGAACTGTAAGCCCTTGAACCATAACGATCAGCTTTAGAGTAGTATCCACCAGCAATTGAATATGCCGCATTTGGAGTTGTGCTACAGCCTATACCTGCCAAAATAACTGAACACAAACCTCCAGCACTATTATTCTCTCCACCCAAACAAGACGCTGAATATCCACTAGAAGTATTATAATAGCCCCCTAAAACAGAAGCGTAACTATTACTTGCTAAATTATCTTGACCACCGCCAATTGTGGTAAAAGAACCAGAAGTGATATTACCTACCCCGCCCAAGATAGATTGCCAACTTCCATCATCTGTTTTATTGTTCCATCCACCAGCAATTGTATTATGAGAACCAGTATTTAATACATTACCTTGACCGCCACCAATCAAACCATAGCGAGAATTTCCAGAGTTTCCAGAACCACCAGCAATTGTTGGATAGTAATTTTGAACATAACTACCAAAAGAATTATTTTTACCAAAAAACCCAGTTTCAGTAATAAGCTTTCCGATAAAAGTTTTTTCTCCACTGATGGTTTGGTTTCCAGTTGCATAAACTACATCACCAATAGAAGCATTATCGGTAAATGAACCAGAAATTGTTTGCCCATTTCTAGGATATAAGAAAAGAGTTTTTGTTGTTGTACCAGAAAATTGTAAACCAGTAATTGATTGATTGTATCCAGTAATTGCGCGACCACTAATATATAGGCCATCAGATTTTTTTAAATATGTTTGATCAATGTTTCCAGTAATTTCCTCGTAGGGCAGAATAGTTTTCCATTGTCCAGACTTGACTAAATAAAGATTTTGTCCAGAGCTTCCCGTTTGGTAAATAAGTGCTCCATCTGAATTTGGAACATTAGCAGGTGAATTATAGCCACTAAAGAAATTACCCGTTCTCCGATCAAAAGATAAGGTAGGAGGAATACCATTTGTATAAAATAATTGTTCTGGTGGAGAGAACAAATACCCACTCGTTTCTGCGCCATAAACGTAGCCAGTTCCAAAATCATCTTGACCCACAAATTTATAGTAAACAAACTGATTGTTTGGCACTTCATTGGCAAAAATTGAAAAGCTTTGTGAAGAGGCGTTTTCCAAGAAATTGACTGTTTTTAATAATGCGAAACCAGATAATGAATATGGCGTTCCAGTATTAGCACCAGTATAAACATCAATACCTTTTGTAATATAATTTTCGACAGCATCGGCATCGAAGTTAACTGTAAAATTAATTTGGCCACTCAAGGGAGCATTTAATAATTGTGTGACACCTGTAAGCTCTTGAATGACAATTGTTGAACCGCTTGCTGGAGGGACATTAAAAATTAATTGATCATTATTTCCATCAATAGAATAATCTCCCGAAAGCTCTTCAAAGCCACCAATAAACGCTCTATAGTTCGTTGATAAGAATCCTGTGTTTCCTGTTGATTCAACAATATTAAGGGCAAATAAATTAGGCAAACTATAAAAATTAACTTGTGGTGTTGGGGTGAACTTAATTTCGTATTCGCTCGAAGGCACTAAGTTACCTCCAGAATAAACACTGTAAAAATCTCCGCTATTGATGTAGCCAGTGATAGCAAAACCAGAAACATCTCCAGTCGGATTATAACTCCAATTTAAAACTTGAGTAAGGCCAGAGGTCAATCCAGTAATAAATGAATTAGTTTTACCAGTGACATCAAACCCCGTCAAAACCCCGTCTCCAACATAATTCCATGTTGTTAAAACATTATTAAGAACTCCAGAAGTTTGAGATGAGAAATAATCTTCAACACTAATAAAATCAATATTAGCTGGCAAATGGTAAACTGTTGCTAATACAGAGTTTTCAGCACCTTGATTTTTGATGTTGAATAGTAATGAATAATATCTTTCTCCAGAAGGCAGTCCAAAAAGTTCAGCATTTTTAGTTTGAGGAAAATTAAAAGATAAGCTTGTTTGATTTGTTGCAAAATTTGAGGCAATTAAATGCGATTGAGCAGTGGCAGGCGTAGCTCCAGTGGAAAGCAAAGAAGCTTTATACGAGAAATTATAGTTGGAGAAGCCTTGATTTTGCGCTAACTGTAAATCGCTTGTGATTTCATTATCATAAATATCTCTATATTGAAAATTGAAAGAAGAGTCTTTAAATCTTGAATAATAGAAACTCTCTCCCGTGCCTTTGGACGTTGCAGATGGATAAAAACCAACTGGAAACGGTGGCGCTGGAGGCGCTGGCGGAATAATTGGCGGCGGTGTAGGCGAAGGAGGTGGCGGTGTAGGAGGCGGTGTAGGAGGCGGTGTAGGAGGCGGTGTAGGAGGCGGTGTAGGCGGAGACGGCGGTGAAGGCGGTGAAGGCGTTGGTGAGGGAGGCGGAGATGGACAATCGTAAGGATATGATATACCGTCAGAATAAAATAAAGAATTAAATTCCCCATTAAAAAACGAAGATAAAGCGGAGTCAGAATAAGCAATATCAGTTGAAACCCATGTGGGATTTTCAGTATAAAGACCTACTGTATTACCACTACAATCTTGACCAGTATGAAAATAAGAAGGCATAGAGTTATTTATTAATTACGAATCCTTGAATGATTCCGTTTGTTCTTACTGGAGCCACATAAGAAACAACAGATAGTGATCTGGATGCGGTTGCTGATATTGGGTTTGGATATGAACCAGTGTTTCTGGCAGTTACTTTTAAAGTAAAGGTTCCAACTTCTGTTTGATCTTCAAAAATAGCAGAGTTACCAGTAACAGTTTGTTTGATGCTTTTAAATTTTGGAGTAATTAATTCAACATTGTAGGCGTTTGCGCCATTAACAGGCAACCAGCTTCCAGACAAATCTGCTGTATCTGCTTGCATGTCCCAATTGCCAGTTCTTAATGTTAAAATTCTTGGGAATCCCAAGTCATACACATATTTATTTTGCAGCAATTCTGCTTGGCCTTCGCTCACTGCTGTATTTCTAGCTGGTGGGAAGGCGGAGAAGAAATCTTGCATCAAGCCAGTTTCGCCTTGTTCAATCTCTGCAAATTTACCAGTGTCAAACTTTGAAGCAATGACCTCATATTCATTGAGGTTTAGTTCTTTGATTGATTGAATTTTATAAACCTGCTGTTTAGTGTTAGCGATTGTAATGGAGCAAGGTGTTCCAGCGCGAACTTGCTGCAACAATGGATAGCCAGAACATCCAGTATCAATAAAGAACTTGGAACCATAATCCAATGCTGGAGAAGAGTCAATGACTTGAGTTCCAGTTGCTTGAAGCGTCACTCTGATCGGAACATCTGTTTGATAGAGTTCAGAAACACTTAACTTTGTTGGAGACTTGGCCAAATCATAAAAGTCATTAGACTGATATTTGCCAGTTGGAATCAGAACAGAAATTTCTCCCGTTAGTCCAGAAGAGCTAAAATCAGACGATTTAAGAGAAACATTAGTATATATAGAGTTATTAATTGTATCAACATCTAAAACTCGCCCCACATGATTTTTAAGGGTTTTAACATTGTCATTGATTGCGATCAAATCTCCTGGCCTGCATAAGAGAGTTTCCAAGTTGCCAACAAAGGCCACATTTTCGTCTTCATTAATGGTGGAGTAGATGATGTGTTCACCAAGGCGTTTGGCGTGAGCGCGGCTAGTAATGCCAAAAGTTTGCGCTGTGGTTCTTAAAATGCCGCGAGTTTTAATGTCATCAGGGTCTTCCACATATTCAATTTTCTGTTTGAACAAGTCGTCGCGATCTAAATAAGTCACTTCAATAACATTGTATTGTAAATCTCGACGCTCATTTGAGTAGTTGAACATACCATCTTTCACATTCGAATTATTGAAGAAGCCCATGATTGGCTTGAGCCTATCGTTTGTGAAGTTGATTTCTGAGTTTGTGTAAAACATGTTGCCTCTAAAGCAAGCCACTAGAGACTTCAATGATTCAAACACATTGGTTTTATCAGCAATTACGCCATTAAAGGCATATCTTGGCTCTAGTCCGCCATCAGCAGCAGGAACGCCAACAAATACGCCATTAATATCAACACCATCACAATAGCGGCCAATCTTATAAAGCTCCCAATAGTTAACCTCAGATGGCGAAATAAAGTTGCCTAATCCATATCTACGATTGATTAGAATATCAAAAAGAACCCAAACAGGATTATCGGTCCAAGCTAGTTTAAATGTTCCATCCCAATTGCCTTTATAAATTGTTTTTTCATCACTAGAATTGCTTAGGCTATTGAATGAAGCCAAATTCTTTCCAGCAATATATCTTTTGTCTTGACCATTTGCCTTGAGTGGAAAATAATTGCTTGGGACGAAAACTTTCTTAAATCTCGCGTCATAACTGCGAGCAGGAATGGAAGTGAATGTTCTAGCATCTAATTTTAAACCACAAATGGTTGAGTATGGATAAGAAAATGGAACATTAATAATTTCGGTGATTTTTTGCAAATATATTTCACGGCGGATAAGTGAAGAGTAAGATTCCGCAGTTGTTCTATAGGCTCTTACAAATCTATTTTTATTAACTACATGGGGAGGAAGAGAAATTGGCTGTGCAATATTCTGACTTCCTAGAATAAAGCGGCTATATTGTTGAATTACTGAAGCGTTTTCTTCTCGACCAACATCAATTGATACTGGCGAATTAACCAAGCCTCTAACTTGGAACAATCTTGAAACAAACAACTCTTCTTCTCCAGTTAGCGTTTGGTATCCAGTTTCAATTCTAAATTCTATTACGGAAGGAATGCTTGTGCCAGCTTGAACGTCTTCTTTTGTGCCATCTGACTTCAATAAAAGTAAATTTTGTTGAGCCGTATCTTGTAAACTTGTGATCTGCAAAGAAATAAATACTTGATCAACATTGGGATTTAAAACTATATGCGTAATTCTTGATCCAGGTTCCGATAAATACTTGACATAATTTTTATTCCAATTAGTATAGCTCTCAATAGCACCATTAACTTTTCTAAAATCATCACTTCCTTCGTTGGCGTAAGCGCCTTCTAATAAAGCGCGAAAAGCGATTCTGAAAAATAAAGGCCAACCAGTTGAAGGAGAGTAGGATGTTAAAAATACTTGACCACTAAAAGAAGAATATTCATATATTAAAGTAAAATCAAAATTATTTGCATTTATCAAATCTTTTTGATAATCCGTTATGTAAACAGTATCCGTGGCTAATATATTAAACTGATCACCATTGTTTTTAACAATGTTTCTTTTAAAACATTTTGTTGATTTATCAAAAGAAAGCGTAATTTTTATATCATTTGAATAAAAGCGATAACTTACCTTGCCAGCTAATACCATCTGAATGATATTTCCAGTTTTATTCAATGATTCAATGGACCAAGAACTACTTCTAAATTCTGGATTAGGATTTAAAAGGCCAAGGGATAAAGTATTACCGCTCATTAGTTGTTTTGTTAAACTAACAAATTCAGATTCATTTTTAAATAAATCAGTATGCAAAGTTTTTAATTCACTTAGTTCTTGAATTGAAAAGAATTCAGTTGTTCCTTGTTTGAATTCAGAATCAGATATTAATCCAGAACTCGCCATAACAGATGATTCGTTGTATCTTGAATCAACCTCAGTGTATTCTTTATTTAACAGCGTTAATACAGGCTTGCCTTGCTCAAACGGACCCCTAAGTTTAGAGTTAAATTGAGTATCTAAATAAGTTTTATTGAATAAACTTAATGGTTTTTGAAGATCAGCTCCGTCTCTTGTTTCAAAGGTCGCGTTAGCATAATTAAATTTAGCCGTGGTATTGATAATCTTAACAGATTTGATGAAATTAATTATTGCATCAACTCCATTTTTTAAAACATAATTATTTCTTTGATAGAAGAAAACATAAAAATCCCCTTTTGCTGACGTATTGCCACCAGCACTTTGAAAAAAACATGTGTTAATTTTCTTTTTAGGAGATAAAATCTTTTTATTTTGCAATTCTGTTGACTCTAAATCATAATATATCTGATTATAAATGTCATTAGACAAGATAATCAAATCATCAATGGAGTGAACGTATCCATCAGGAGCAAGATCAACATTTAAAGAAATTTTTAATGCCAAAAACGGATAATCAGTGGCGAAATATTCTGGAAAATCTGGTAAAAGATAAGCTAAAACCTCTCTCTGAGAAGTGAAATTAAACTGTGCTCTTAATAATCTCAATTGTTTAAAAATCGAATCATTTTGAGCCGATGGTTGAATACCAGCATACACATTCTCAATATTTTGAATTGATTGAAAAATAGAATCAGCTATTCTATCTTTGCCAGATAAAACAGAAAATGAAACACCTTGAGTGTTTGAACCACTTAAATCACTCAAATCTGTTATTAAAGTTTCAATAAACTCCGAATTAGAGTAGAACTTATTTTGAAAAGCGGAGCCAATAAAACTCAAGTCAAGGTCCGCAATAGTGTTAAATGAATCGCTGTCAACTGGCTGACGCACAATAACATCTTCCAAATAAATACTTTCAAATAAACGGATATTGTCAACATATTCGCCATTCTGCCCAACAAAACCATCAATTTCTCCGTCTGAAATAAGATCAATATTTTCTACATAGTCATAAGAAGAAACAGCTTGCAAGTCTCCTAACTTTGGCGGCTTAAATGTTGGTGGAGTAGGTGGTGGTGGAGCATCTGGACCTCCACCCGCACCAACAATTCCTTTGATATATTTTTTAGAAAAATGGCTCATTTTAGTATTTTGGATTGCTCAAAACCGAATCGGCACTATCAATAATAGCAACTTGGTTGGCAGATTTTTTAGCTGTTGAATTTAAAAATTCGTCTGTTAAAGTGAGTGTGAGCGGGAAAGATTTAATGGAGCTTTGAACAACAAAAGAGCCAACTTTTAATCGCCCATAAACAAGAGGAACTGGATTGCCTTGCTCAGTGATATTTTCTCGATTGGAGAAAGCTAATGATTTAGAATTAGCTGATGAAATTCCTTCTGCTCCAGGAATTTGAGGATATTGTTGCTTGCCAGCTTGAACATAGGAATATACCGCAGAAGCCACAGCAATAACTAACATAATAATTTGCCCTACTGTTGAACCAATAATTGTTGGCACAAAATCAATTTTCTTGATTTTTTTAATCTCTGTAAAAGAGTTGCCTTGAACCCACTGGTTGTCAGCAACAATTGAGTAAACAATTTTTTTCTTTAATAAGTCTTTGAGGTCTTTTGAGAAATTTTCATAATTAGCTTCTAAAGCTCGAACCACATCTCTAGGTTCTTTGATTGCAAATCTATGCAATCGCCCATATTTTTTGCCTAAAATACCATGTAGATGAATTTCTGTCATAAGAAGCCTTTTACCTTATTAAGAGTATTTACATCAACTTCATGCTCTTTTGGCTCATAAATTGCAAATTTCTTAGTTTGGAGTGAGTAAATAATGGACGGCAAACAAGTAGCCTCTGAATTTGCTTGGTCCATTTCTGAAAAAGACTCGTCTCCATCAGGGTGAGAGTGAATCAATGAAATAAATTCGTTTTCGTTTTTGAACCTCAAATAGTCCAAAGGATCAACACAAAAAAACTGTTTTGGATTTGGTGAGCGATTATTAACAAACTGCACTATATAGTCTTTGCCATTTTTGCCAACAAAACCGCAGCACTCTAACGAGAAATATCTATCACAATGCTCACGAACAGACTCCAGAATTTTTTTAAAGCTTTTATTTTTGACGATAGGATTGTCCATATTGATAATTGTCTGTGGCTGGAAAGCCCCCAAATGGCAGATAAAATGCGCCTAAACTAGCTGTTTGAGCGCTAGGAACAGGATTATAAACGGAGCCAGTAACCGTTTGAGAGCCAGAAATACCGCTATAAGATAGGGTGGAATTATAAAACCGCTTTTTGCAAGCTCCAATAGACTTGGAACAGCCATCTTTTTCCCAAGGAGCGTCATCAAGGCCAGGCATGTTGTTTTCTGTTGCTACATGCGTTTGTGTGCAAACATACCAAGTTCTAAACGGGTCTTTCGGAGTAGAAACATAAACAATCATTCCTGGATTGTAGGTTATATTATAGGTCCACTCATTACTACTGCTTTGAAAGTTAAAGCTGCCAGTTGGAACATAAGTAAATGGCGTGTCATCTTCTTGGCAAACTGGAGCACCAAAATAGTGACATCCCAATCCGCGATACTGCCAATAACAGTATCTTCCCATCACCAATCTTCCAGGGATGGAAAAGTTTTCCAAGTCAAATGGAGCAGTCAATTCAAACTCCACAAGAGACTTGTTTTCTTGTGTCTTTTGAGAAATTACATAAGAGTCGCGAGAAATTTCAGAATTTGGGTCTGCAACTCCATAAGGATTAATGCCTCCTTCAAAATTTACATCGTCAATGTATTTAACAAAAATTTTAATTCTTTCTAGTTTTGCGAATTTAAAATCGTTTTTTCGGCGCAAAATCTGACTAATTACCAACTGTTCATTGCTGATTCTAATCTTTGGACGACTGATTCGATTGAAAATATTTGTTTCAAAATCCTCAACTTCAACTGCCAAAGGCACATAAGCAATGTTATTCAACACAATCTTGCCTTGTAATCCATTAGAGCATGGATGGAACGGGAAGAAAGAGTCTGGCTCATTAACCGTATCGTAATAGATTTTGTAAAACTCTAAAACGGCTGTTGGCTCTAAATCAAGTAAGTCTTTAGAAACTTTGTTGTTAATGGGCATGACTAAAAATAATAACGGTTCAAACTATAAATTACACGAATTTTTAGGAAGTGAGGACGAAAGGCAAAAACTGCTGCTTGTTTATTTGGAATTCTTCAATCGCTCTAGGCCATTAGACTTCAAATACAAAACTCTTTCTGAGCAAAAAACCAAATACGACGAACATTTTAAATACCTAATTGATCAAACGAAAATATTCTATGTATTGCAAGACAATCGCTTTATTGGATTCATATCTTTTGATATTGGCTTAAAAACACTTGAAATTCCAAAAGAACTAGAACAAATCATCAAACCACAACACACATGCGAATTTGTTTTTGCTGCTTCGAGATATTTTAATTGGAACCTTTTTCAACAATCAGCTTTTGGAATTTTTCAGTTGATTAAGGCCAAATATAATGTAAAATATATAGCTGGAAACGTGCGCAGAAAACATAAAAAAAGACAATTCATTGCAATTGCCCAAAAACTTTTTAAATTTAAAACCATAGAAGACTTCGCATATTATGAAATACCGTAATCAGTTTGACTATAATGGCCAATGTTCCGATTCAGGATACTCTGCCGAAACTCTTTTTTCAGAAATGGCTGAAAAACGAGGTTGGAAAGTCTTAAAAGCAGACCGCAAACAACAACTCTCCCATGTTGATGTTTATTTAGACCACAAAAAACACGGCACTGTTTCTTTTGATGTTAAAGCTCAAAAGAAAGTGAAACGCACAGACTCAAATACAAACGATAAATATTTGTGGGTAGAGTTCGCGAATGTGGCTGGCAAAGAGGGTTGGCTTCGCGGCAGTGCTGATTTGATTGCTTTTGAACAAGAGAAGAATTTCTTAATTGTTAGGAGACAAGCTTTGTTAGATTTCTGCGAAAAGAACGTGGACTTCTCTGATAAGGTTGAGAGTTCTGGTGAGGCAGTGTATCGCATTTATCAGCGAAAAGGCCGCAAAGATGAGATTTCACTGATTCCTATAAAAGATATTAGAGAGCATTTATCTTATTCTCTTTGGAAGAAGCCATGATGGAATTTTCTCCATGCAAGCATAAATGGATTTGGAGCATGATTTTTATTCGTGTTCCTAAAAACGCCAGCACTTCTATCTATTCTCACCTTGGCGATCTTAATTTGATTAAAAAACATGAAAAAACCTTTCATGATGTTTTCTTTAAAAGAAACCCATATAATCAACGAGTCTCGACTACGCACGTTAAACCAAACGAAATTTATCAAATTTTTGGTTCAATGGTTCACAATTACATGTCTTTTTCTGTAGTTAGAAATCCATTTGATCGTACAGTTTCCTTATTTCAGTATGCCAAAGAAAAAAAACTAGGCAATCTTTATCAAAGATCAAATGACGCATCTTTCGAAGATTTTTGCGAAATTATGAGTGAAAATTACGCAAATAATACAAAAGATTTTATTGCTACTCATCAACAAGTTGAGTGGTTCGAAGGCGCATTTCAGCCTAATTTTATTCTTCGTTTCGAAAATATTAAAAATGATTTTAAAGAAATGCTTGATCTTTGCGAAATCAAACACATTAATCCAGATATTCCGCACGAAAACGCAAGCAAAAGATCAGATTATAAAGACTATTACAATTCCAATACAAAAAAGATAGTTGAAAAAATCTTTGAAAAAGACATTGACACATTCAAATATACCTATTAAGGTAAGACATGACTGGTAAAATTAAAATCATTGGCGCAAACAATCAAGCCCATCTTGATTGGATGGAAAAAGAATTTGAGAACTGCACGATTGAACACGCTGGCGGAAACGCAGCAGTTCACAGTGTTAAAGTTCCAGATCGAGGCGAGTTTCCTTTTGAGCTTTACAAAACTATTGTTATTCAAGACCGCATCATCTTTGAGGGCTATGCTCATTTTGAAGATAATCTTGGCCGTTTAGCAATCGAATTCTTTCCTCAATGAAATATTTAATTATTGATTCTCACAAAGGTTCGCTGAAAGAACCTCAAAATCTTCACTGGCTAAATGCCAAAAAGATCAAAGACTTTTTGATTCAAAGCGGCCATGAGGCTGACCTCATCTGGAGCTATCCAACAGTCAACGACAACATTAAAGGTGGCTATGACCGAATCATTTTTAATCATGCAAGTCACTATTCTTACGTTGACTACGCTTGGCTAAAAGCTAGTCCAGAAGCAAAAATCTTTTACATCACAAACGAATACAACCTTGGCGAACCAAGAGCTTTGTGGATGGGAGTGAAAGAAGGTCGTCGCTACGAAGTTATTGCCAATCATGGTGGCAGCATTTCTAAAATCGTAGAAAAATATTTGAACGGTTGGCACTTTGTTAATTTGAACTGTCTAGTTTTTGACCCCAAAGAAACAACGGCCCCAAAAGAAGGATGCATTTATTATGGTTCTTTTCGCAAGAATCGCGAAGTCTCATTCCGTAAATATTTAAAAGGCAAAGTAACTGTTTCAACACACCAAAAAAACCGTGAAAAATTTAACGCAATTGAGGTCAACGGCCCATTCATTGATCGAATCAACTGGTCAAAAGAAGGACTCTCTGCTTTCTACTCTAGTCTCTACATTGAGGACGAGATTAACCATGTCAACTATAATTGTTTGGCTAACCGATTCTATGAAGCTCTCAATTATAGCGTTCTTACTCTATTCGATTATGAGTGTAAAAACACCATTGCCATGTCTGGTTATGACGTACCTCCTTATTGCATTATTGGTAATGAGCAAGAACTCGCACTAAAAACTCAATTTCAAATGCCAGAAATTCGCGACTATTGTTTGCGAGTCTGGAAAGAAAAAGCAGCAGAAGAGGTAAAAGAAACCTTGACAAAAATCCTTCTCATTGTAGAATAGTTAACAACAACACAACCACAAACAAATAAAAAATAAATAAAACCTATGAGCAACACCATTGCCAAGGCAATTGAAAAAAGCGGACCCGAACAGATTGACCTCTGTTGGGCAATCCTCAAGTATAAGGAAATCGGCGTTCTTCGCAAAGTCAAAGCCCTTTGTTCGGCATTTGGTTTGGACTTGGAACAAGTAGTGTCCGAGCTTCCAAAAGAAGAAAATGGTCGCATCATTGATTGGGAAACCCGTCACATGATTCACGACTCCCTTATCAAGATGACCAAAATCAACAAGCAATAACATGGAAAACAAATCAGGCGTTAAGTGGTATTCAGTTTATAGTCAAAAGGGCGAGCATCAAGCCTCTTATGATCAGTATTTCTCTGATGCGTATGTTTGGGCCTTAGATTGTGCCAAACATATTGGTGGCTACATTTGCGAGTGCGAGGTTGGCCAAGAGGAAAAAGTGATTTTCAATGCTCTCAAAAAGCAGCCGTGAAAATATTGGACGCAATTCCTTTGTTATTGCAGCTTGCGGTTGAATACTTCAAGTTGCGTAATAAATCCTTTCTTTTCGATATTTTGGAGAAGTTTGACAACAGGATTGATAAACTAACCTCTCAAAGAAATCAAGCGCGTCAAATACCCACTCCCGAAGGCCAGAAAAGAGCCACTGAATTCGATGAAGAAATTATTGAAGAGCAGCAAAAAATGCACATCTTCCTACAAGATTTAAAAAAATGAAAAAGACTATTCTAGCATTAATGATTTGCGGATGTTGCCAAAAATACATTCCCGAAAGGAATCTGGAACAGCAACCTCCAGAGCTTTTCATTCCGCCAAACACAAGCGTAGCCACTACTCAAGGAGTCTATACCACTGGTAAAGACATTGAAATCTGGCACTCTCACAAGAAATACTCTTCTTTGCAAGACGAGCTTTCCAAATTCAGACCACTAAACTAAAGACTAATGAGCGAACTACAAGAGCGTCAACTCTCCGATTGGAATAACAGCCAAAGCTGGAATGCATTTTTTGAACAATTTAATGAGTATTTAAAAACATTGGCCCACTCATACAAACTTCCATCACAAGATGTGGATGATGTTGTTCAAGAGGTTTTCATTTCAATGGCGAATTACTTTCGCGAAAATAAGTTCGACTCGTCAAAGGGAAACATTTATTCTTGGGTCACAACATTTGCCAAGTGGAGAATGGTTGACATTATTCGCCGCAATCAACGTCAGCACAAGCATGTTACAACTGGCGACGATCTTCTCATGGAAATGCAGCCAGACGAGAATCAAGACCTTGATGCAAAACTTGAGAATAATTATCAGCAAAAACTCTTTGTTCAAGCTTTGAAAAATCTTGGCAAAGTTCACAAGAGCAAAGACTATATGATCTTTTGCGATATGCATTTTAACCAACTAAATAATGATCAGTTGATGAAGAAATACAAAGTGAACTGTGGCACAGTTTACATTGCTAAACACCGCATGATCAAAAAAATCAAAGAGGAAGTCAGCAGAATCCTCTGCGAAGAGCCAAACTACTAATGCAGTTTAAAAAAGGTGTTTCAACAGAGAAGGTAGAGTTAGGAAACTGGCGCGGAGAAACTGCTGTTTTTAAATACCTAAAAACAAATGGCAAATTCATAAGAGAACTAGATGCTTACAGAATACTGGAGTCTTGCGAGTTTGTGCCAAAATTATTGGCAAGTTCCATAGATGATAGAGTGATTGTCACTAAATATGTTGGCCAATCGTTAAATTTAAAATACCTTCCACCAGAGAGAAAAAAGTTTAAAACTCAAATCCAAAATATGAATCATGAATTAGTTCATGTTTATGGAATTCATCACAATGACATTCGGTGGAAAAATGTGGTAGAGTCTGATGACGGCAAATTGTTTTTAATTGATTTTGAATCTTGGACCTCAACAGAAAAAGGCTCCAAAGAGCGCGACCCTGAAAAAATCTTATCTTGACAAAAGACAAGCATGGGTTACTGTTTACTATGAACCTATCCCTTTGCTGCATCTCAAAAACATTGTCTGATAACGGGCAGAGCTTTCGCTCTATGACTTATACGCAGTTTGCCAAGCTGCCATTCAACGCTGCTATCAGCGAGCTTTCCGAGCGCATCTTGCACAATTTCAAGATGACGCTCAATACTATTCGCTTCTGTCAGCTTAACAACATTCAAGGCTATCGCTTGTCCTCTTCTCTTGCTCCAGTATTGACGCACAAGAACGTCAATCTGCGCATTGCAGACCTGCCCAACATCGCTGCTATCCGTAGTGTTTGTGACTCTATCAAGCAACTTTTGGCGCAGCATCCTCTTCGCTTGTCTGCTCATCCTAGCGAATACATCACACTATCGTCTGACAATCCAGAATGCATCAATAACAGCATCCTTGACCTACAGCAACATGCAGAAGTGTTTGACTTGCTTGGTCTTCCTCAAGACTATCGTTCGCCGCTCAACATACATGTTAGACAGGATGGCGACCCTCAAACCATTGCAGACAAGGTATTGCGCGTTTACGATCAACTGCCAGACAATATTCGTCAACGCCTTGTGCTTGAGAACAATGACAATGCCAAAGGTGTTTGGGGCATCAAGAATCTTGTCAAGTATTTCTACGGTTCTCGCAACATCCCCATCACTTACGACTCTTTGCATCACAGCATCTTGCATGACAATCTAGCAGCAGAGGAAGCATTCAATCTTGCTTACGAAACTTGGCCAACTACTCCACTGTTTCACTACAGCGAAGGCATTGATGGCACTCGTAAACATGCTGACATGCCAGTTTCAATTCCCAACAACTATGGCCGTGATGTTTATTTTGATGTGGAACTCAAACACAAATGCCAAGCTATTTTCCGCATTCGTGAGTTGACAAAGCAAGCAATCTCCGCATAATGTAAGCATGAAAAACAAATTTTGGTACCCTGTTCCAGCTTCTCAAACATGGGAGGGTTGGGAAACTTGGCGCAAAAACATTAAGAAACAATATCCAATTCAGTATTGGATGCGCGAAACTGCGCCTCATTGGTTCTCAATTCATATCAAATGGCCATGTCGAGAACTATACTGGAAAGTTTATCGTTTTTTCAAGCCATGTCATAAGGATATTCGCAAGGTTATTCCTCGTCAGTGGAGCGACATCTCTAATTTAATTGTTGAGGTTAATTTTGCCATGATTCTTTCGTTTAAGAAAGAGGCTGAATCTTCTTTTGTAGATTGGGATGGCACACCCGAACATCGCAAATTCAAGAACTGGCTTGATTCTGCTGTTCATTGGATTGAAGAAGGCAGGCCAAATTGTGAAGCGCAGCGAGACGTTTTGTATCCTCCACATCCTCTGCCACCAGAATTAAAAAATAAAACTTATGATGAACTTTATGGTGAACTTAATAAAGTTGAAGCACTGATTGCTCAAACAGACACTAGCATTCTCAAACAAATGGTTGAATACCGCGATTACTTTTGGACATGAAAATCAATAGAGAAAAACTATACGAACTTTATCTACAAGCAATGGATGAAATTCTTGACGAGTGCGATTGGAAAACGCATTTCACTGCACAAGAATGCGTGTATCTTGTATCGAGAGTTCTAGAACAAAACCCCGAACTAATTAAAAATGACTAATAAAGTTGAACTCATTGGATTCTATGGTAGCGACGAGATTCATGCATGTTCTGCTTGGACATCCACTAGCCGCGACATCACGGAAGAAAAGCGCGAACGTATTCCCAAGCTTTTGAAGATGCTTGCAGAACAGGGACATCACACTCCTTTTGAAAAAAGCAGCCTGCATTTTCTTGTGGATTGCGACATTGCTTCTCACATCCACCTACTCAAGCACCGTATTGGCGTTTCGATCAATGGAGAAAGTGCTAGGTACAAAGAACTGAAAGAAGATAAGTTTTATATTCCTGATGATTGGGCTGCATTAGATGGTCATAGTGGTGAGGAATGGGACTGTCCTTGGACAAATTTTTCTGTTGATAGTTGGGCAGAAACACTTCAAAAGTTTACCGAAGAAGGTAATGCATTATACCATCAGTGCCTCAAAGAGCTTGAACCCGTTCTTGGTCGCAAACGCGCAAAAGAATCTGCTCGCTTCTTCAAGACTTACAATTCGCAAATTCAAGCTGATGTGATGTTCAATTGGCGCAGCTTCCATCATTTCTTAGAGCTTCGCAACAAACCAGAGGCGCAGAAAGAAATTCGCGATATTGCAGAATATATGCTTCTTCTTGTAAAATATATTGAAGGCAACCCCTTCAAATACGCACTTGACGCTTTTGGATATTAGTCTATATTGCAGCATGAATACAATCAACCACTACACAGACTTTGCCAATGCTGAAAAATATGCTAAAAATTATGACGCAGTAGTTTCTCTTGGTCATTTTCTTCCTGAAAGATTTCGTGAAGGGAAAAAATATCTGTTTTTAGATTTTGAAGACGAAACCTTTGCCTCTATTAATATAGACCCAACTAATGCAAAATATGCTCCCCAAGAATCCCATATACAAAAGTTTTTGGATTTCATTCGCGATTTGTATCCTATTGACAAGTTGTTGGTTCATTGTTTTGCTGGATACAGCCGCAGCCCAGCAGCAGTCGCAATCGCAAAATGCGAGCGTGATAGAAAAAGCCTTGACATCGCTCTACAAGAGTTGTATGATGCAAGGATTCCAGACAAATTGAAGCCACATCCAAACGATGTAATACTTCATCAATACACAATGATTCGATGAAACTACTAGGATTTACAAACGGCAAACAAATTGTAGCGTCAATTGCACGTCATGACTACAATAGTCTTGGCGAGGGAACTGAATACATTATGGCTGATGGTGGCCAACCGAACATTGGAGACTCAGCAGGTTACAATAGGAAACATGGCAAACGAGTTTGGTTCGAGGTTCCTCAAACTTTTGCCGAACTCTACAATGATTGGAACCAGTCACTTAATAAACCAAGAAAATATGGAACTTGGAACTATAATGAAGTAAAAATCCTAACGCCAGAAGAGGTTCCCAATACTGAAAGTTTTGAGTGGCAAGCTGAAAACGCTATTTGGGGAACGTGTGGAATTAATGGCGATCAACCAACTTCTTATATTATGCTGAAAGACTGTTCGCCTGAACATTTAATAAACATTAAAGAACTATGCGAAAAGCGCAAAAACAATTCATTACTAAAAATAGTCAATTTTTGGGTCAGCCAAAAGTGTAAAGAATAGTATGATTAATTGGATTATCACTCATCAACTTGACATCTTTCATGCAGTTACAGCCACGATTGCGGCCTTTGCTGCAATTGCAGCTTTGACTCCAACTCCGAAAGACGACACTTGGGCAGGCAAGCTCTACAAGATTGTGGATTGGCTCGCTCTCAATGTTGGCAAAGCCAAGGATAAATAATACCCCTCTTATAGACTTCGGTTTATAGGACGCAGAGCGGCTCTATTTTGAGCCGCTCTTGCATTTTTTGTCATAGCGCTGAAAAAGCTCAAAATACTCTTCTGATAAGTTTTCAAACTTACTAAGGATTTTTTGCGGGAAATTCCTATAGAAACATTTGTTTTTAATCTCTATAGTTTCAGAAATCCACTTGCGCGATTGCGCCATATACAAGTAGGAAAACATGTAAGCATTAGCAGACTGAGCATAAGTTTCGGGCGAAATAATGTGCGACCATCTCTTTTTTATTTTTTTGATGGACCGTCTCTCGCAGTCAGACTCAAGAGCAATCACATGTTTTGCTGTTTCTGTGGGATTTTTAATGTTTTTAATCTTGAGCAACCAATCAAAAAAACTATTAAAATTGCGCGAAACTTTCTGATTGTGCCATATAGACTGACGGTTTAGCCACTGATCAAAGTGGGAATCTTCGTGAACAAGAGTGGCAATGACCCATTTTAAAGGTTTATTCACTGCAATGGCTAGTTCCTTGGGAGAATCAGAGAAGAAACCGCCGCAACTCCCGCCTCCAGAATAAACAACAGAACCGCTGGAAACTCTAAACTTGACTCCATGTTTTGCGCATTTTTCGTTGATTTCGTAAAAATAGTCCTGCACATCTTTGGGAAAAGAGTTTAAGATGGCGCGAGCTTTCTTGTCTATTTTCACAGAAATATTTACACCTTGGAACCGTACTTCTTGCATGAAAAAGACCAGTTTTGACGATTCTTGGAAATTTTGGATTTGGGACAACGTAAAGAGAGGTTCCTCCAAGAGAGAATTGGCACAAATTTTGCTTGACAAAGGCTTTGATGAAAGCCTAATCATTCAAGAATTTTCCATGCCAGACATCTTAAAAAAGGTTGAAGGCATTTCTCCACCCGTTAAAATTGAAGATTTGACTGCTAAATTTGGCGCAGAAAAAATCTCTGATAAATTAAACATCTTTAAAATCAAGAACGCTTTGACACAGGACCAGTGTTCTCGCGCCATTGAAATCATCAAGAATCGTTGCCAAAAATCTTCTGTGATTGACTACGATAACGGCGGCAGCAAGATTTCCGACTTTCGCACAAGCTCCACTGCTCATTTGTTCCGCAATTCTGACCCCACAATTGCTGAGATTGAAGATGCTATTTTAAACATTGTTGGCATTCCAGAGCAATACAGCGAGCAAGTTCAAGGCCAATACTACAAAGTTGGCGAGCAATTTAAGCCTCATTTTGATTCTTTCTTTCCTCTTAGTGATGACCAAAAAAAACAGCTAGAGCGACACGGCAACCGCACTTGGACAGCAATGGTTTACTTGAATGACACTCCCAAAGGAGGTCACACTAGATTCACAGAAATAGACTTGGAAACAAAACCCGAAACTGGCACAATGATTCTTTGGCAAAACACTAGAGAAGGTTCAAACATTCCTGAATCAAAGCATTGGGGAATGCCAGTTGAAGAAGGAGAAAAATTCATTCTGACAAAATGGTTTCGCGAAAAACCTTACCAAAATCTTTCTTGACAACTAAACCTTTGGGGTTATAGTGTTGCTCACATGACACTATTTTTTATTTTTGTATTAGCAATGATTGCTGCGTTTTCGAGTGACACGGAACTATTTGAGAGCTTTTTTAAACGATGATTATGAACGAAGAAATGTTAAATGACCAAATTGCGCAACTGCAAACTGACTTGCTAATCATGCGCAAAAAGAAAGAATACTATGAAGCGTTTTATAGTCCATGCTTGCGCATTTATTATGGTCGCATTGCAATGAGCAATGAAGCCGTTGTTGCAGGCATTGAAGAGATTGAAAA